CACGCAATGAGCCTGTTGTCGTCTATCGTTATATAACTAAACGTAAGCTTCGTGGCTACCCGAGGCAGAATAAAATATAAAATACTACTCTATAACATTAAATGTTGTTTGGTATGACGGCGTTAAAGTTTGTAGATGTAACTACACCGTTTTGGTATATAATATTACCATACCCGAACAAGTATTTTGAATAATCTGCCGCTGTCATTGTTCCAGTCCATGTTACAACACCATTAAGGTCGGTTGCTGATACTGTTGGAACTTGTATCCAAGTACGTGAGAAATTAAAAGGCTCAACCTGACATGTCCAGAATTGAACCGCAGAAACAGGAACTGAAATAGTATCAGGCTTTACATTAAATTGCGGTATACCCGCAGGTTTTGTAAACCAAGCTGTTGGTCTATTCGGCCAAGTAATAGCTGCACTAAGAACATATTTATTAAGCCATAGAGCTTCATTACCAACGTTTAAGGTCACATCGTGCATCTTGTTTGCATCATGGGAAAAGTCCCATGGAATACCAGATGGTATTTTTGAGAAAGTATCGTCTACTCTATCGTGTCCCCCGTGGTGATCATTAGAGCCGTTAATCAATAAAATTGGAACACGTGTAAAATTTGCTTCCATCTCAGCTGTAGGGGCATTTAAATAAATTCTCTCACCTGAAAGCCATGCTGGATATGTAGTTGCAGGTACCTTGTATTTCCAAAGATTTTTATCACGATAGTATGTTGTCCATCCGTTTCCAAAGTACGAAACTACGGCTTTTATTCTATCATCCATTGCCATGCTCCACGACATCGTACCACCATAAGAGTGGCCTCTCATACCAATTTTATTAACGTTTATTTCAGGCTGAGTTAAAAGATACTCAAATGCTCTACGCATAACACATGCCCACAAATATTCGCTTGTTTGTCTAGCATCACTAATTTGACCGCCACCTGAGAGGGTTGTGTTAATTGTATATCCGCCTTCAGTAGATCTGTGAATACCGTATGATAAGGCCGGCGGATATTCAGTTACCGGTAAAGCATCCGGTCTTTTGCCAGCGTAGTCATATCCAAATGTGGCCCACCCAGCAGATGTATATGACGGGTAGTCTTGAAGATAGCTTTGCCATCCCTGCGCTACAAACAAGCAAGGAAACCCTCCGGCGGGAGGAGTACTAGTAGGGACAACGTAGTAGCAAAATAATCTAAAAGTATACCCGGAAAAAGTTATATCAATATACAGTTTTCTTTTTCTGAGCCCGTCAGCGGTAGTATCCTCAATGACTTGAGGATTAAATGGTCCGTTGCCAGCTTCAGTAGGATCGAACTTTGCAAATGAATATCCTTTCCTCCATAAAGATGCACCATTTGCAATCAGGTTTGTATTATCTGTCTTGTACCACTCTCCGTTTCGTTTATAAGCATACGTACCACTTATTGCTGTAGAATTAGCAACCGTTAAACCATTGCCATCTGTACAATAAATTAATTCACCATTCGATCCTGTTATTGACAAATAATCAGTAGTATAACTATCGGGGTTCGTAGATAGAGGAGACAGGGTTGTAGATCCAAATATGATACCAGGCATGATTATATAAAGTGTTTTTCCGCCTCTTCACGCGAGTTAAACCAAAACCACCCATCCACCGGGTATGTATGCATGTCTTTTTCATCTCTTAGTAAAGTATAATCTTTATTATATACAGCACTCGGTCCAAAAAATATTTCGCCACTTTGATCTTGTTTGTAAAATCCCGATGTATCTTGTTCTATTTCTTCTTCCATACGATTAAACTGTTACTGTCCAATTTTTTGCAGTTGCTATAGCTGGATTATGTGTCGCTGTCCCGAAGTTTCCGGTTACAGTAATTACTTTTCCACCTGTAGGCTGCGCACTCAACCCGTAATAGAGGTTGTTTAATTCCGATCCTGATAAACTAGCATTGAGGAAACTTATAGAAGCATTTATTCCGCTTAAACCTACAGTTTTTAAACTGTAGCAATTTTGATACATGTTTGTACAGTTTGTTGACGCCGACAAATTAATAGTACCGGTGCTTACAAGAGTATTGCAGTTATTAAACATTGCTTGAGTATTCGTACAAGCTGGGAGAGATAGGGTCGTTATTCCTGTTTTTCTTAAAGAAAAACAATCTTGAAATGCTTGTGTAGCGTTAGTTACTTTTGCAAGATTCCAACTTCCAATATTTAATTCTGTAATAGCATTGCATCCTACAAAGGCATTTGCAATTGTAGTTACATTTGAAGCGTTCCAGTTTGTTACATCAAGTTTAGCTAAAGCGTAGCAAGTAAACGCAAAAAACGACAAATCTGTTACGTTCGCCATATTCCAGTTAGAGCATTTGATCTCCATCAAGCCGTAACATGCTCTAACAAAACCTGCAAACGTCGTAACGTTTGCTGTATTCCAGGTTGAAGCATCAATATACTGTAAAGAGAAACATTGAAAGAACATAAATGAAGCGTTCGTAATGTTTGTCATGTTCCATTCTGCTGAATTAATCTGTCTCAACGCAACACAACTATAAAATAAATTATTAAGACTAGTTATATTTCCCCATGAGGTAATATTTACTCTTTCGAGATAACCACATCTTAGGGAAGAGTTTCCTATAAAAAGCCTTTGTCCAGAAGCTAAATTTGGTAAATTTATCTCCATGTCTAACCAACCTGTGGAATATAAATTATTTGCAGGAATACTAACTCCTGTATATTTTTCTGACATCGAGCATTGTGAAAAAGATGCTCCTGCTGGTGGTGTTATTGTTACTATTGCTTGCCTATATCCACCAGATGTGATTGTAGCGGATGAAACATTATTCCAATCATAATTGTGATTAATAACAGTATTGTTTGCGGCAGATTCAACTATACCATCTCCCCAATCTATAGTGTAATTTGCACCATTGCTTGTTGAAAATTTTACTGCTGCGAAATTTGTTGGAGAATTAAAAACGGCATGAAGAGCTTTAACGGTTCCTGACGCGGCGGATGGTAATGCTAACCAGTCGTAAGGGCGAACCCATGCAGAAGATAACGATGCGGTATCGGTTGTAAATAATGGTTTGCTACCAAGATAAGCTTTTATATATGTTGCCATATTATGTTGTTATAAAATAAAGTGTATTTGGATCCTTAATGCTTATCGCATCATATTGTGTTTGAGTCAAGGCGCGAATAAAATACACCGGTGTAGTATCAGAAGTATTTGTTCTTATATAAGAGGCGCTATTCGATGAAAGTGTAGTATATGTACTTTGCCAATTAGCCGAGAGAGATTTTAAGTCTGTTCCTTGATAATTCCAGGTTGTTGCAGAATTAGAATTAACTGTAGTATATGTAGACTCCCAATTACCAGAAAGACTGGTTACGTCAGAACCTGACCCACCGCCACCTGTACCCCAGGTTGAGCTATTAGATTGAACCGTTGTGTATGTAGAATTCCAGTTAGCTGATACACTTAAGAAACTTAAATCAGAACTGCTCAAATATGCAGCTGAGTTAGCTACTAAATTAGTATAGGCATCACTACCACCGACCCAGCCGGCAGTAAGAACTTTAATATCAGTTCCTTGGTAATTCCAGTTTGTAGAACTATTAGTTTGAACAGTTGAAAATAAAGAATTAATTTTATCATCAGATGGATAATTTGTAATTGTTACCGATAACGGAAATAAAAGTGATGAAAAATTACTCATATTAATCTATTCTCCACCCATTAACATTGCCAAAATAAGTTAAAGAAAAGCATAAACCATTTAAATCGCAATTCAACAGTTCATTAAGAGACTGAATTTTATCCATAATACTATTTATTGTAAAATTATTGTTTTTCCATGTTAGGTTAAAATCTTGAAATAGTATAGTATCACCTATTGAAGGAGAACTTGGTAAGGTTGCAGTCACAGTATTAGTTGACGTATCAATGACATATGAATATCCCTTTTCAGCGTTAAAGTTTGTATTTTTATAAATTTTTTCATTATCGATGCTCCAGACCCCGGAATTTGCATTAACAGTTGTATATGTTGCGTTATATCGACTAAAATCGGCAGTATAGCCTGATAATGTTAATATACCGCGAACATCAACAGCATTTTTAAGTGTTTCAATAGCCATAATTACTCAATGTCGTATAGTCTTATATATTTATTCACGCCGTTAAGAGTAATCTGTATAAATGTGTTATCAGCAGTTATTGATGTAGCAATTGTTGTGTTGCCAGTGATATTAACAGTGTTTAAACGCAAAGTATTTGCTTGTAAATTACTTGCTGTAATATTACCGGTAATTGTACCTCCTGTAAGTGGTAAGAAGTTATTGTAAACGTAACTACGTGTTGCATTCTCTGCACTCGTTGAATTTACATTGCTATATACACTTTCCCACCTGCTGGATGTACTATTTACATTACTATAAACACTATTCCAATTAGCTGAAGAGCTATTAACGTTACTATAAACTGAATCTAATTTAGCGGCTGTATTAGTAAGTGAGTTATATGCAGCATTCCAGTTAGCTGATGTACTATTTACAGAGCTATATACAGAATTCCAATTTGCAGAAGCACTATTGACGTTATTGTATACTGAGTCTAATTTTGCAGCAGTATTTGCAGAGGTACTGTTAACATTACTGTAAACTGAATCAAGCTTTGCAGCGATATTAGCGGATGTACTGTTAACATTACTGTAAACGCTATTCCAATTAGCTGAAGCGCTATTAACGTTGCTGTATACAGAGTTCCAGCTAGCAGATGCACTATTAACATTACTGTAAACGCTATTCCAATTAGCAGAAGCGCTATTGACGTTATTGTATACAGAGTCTAATTTTGCAGATGTTGTTGCGAGTGAATTATATGCAGCATTCCAGTTAGCTGATGTACTATTTACAGAGCTATATACAGAATCTAATTTTGCAGCAGTATTTGCAGAGGTACTGTTGACATTGCTGTAAACTGAATTCCAATTAGCGCTATTTGAATATACTGCACTATTTGTTGAATCAAAACGCTGTAAAGTACCGCCTAATACCCCGGTAATAAGCTCTTGTCCACCAGACATTATTCTTCCTGATGTCCATATATCGCTTGATGCGCTTAACTCTCCTTTTACTGTAAAATCTTTATTAGGATTTGAAACCTTTACACCGACATTTGGGTAAATGGAGTTGTGTCCGCCAATATGAAGTATTTCTATATTTGAATCGACGTCATAAAAGGAAGCAATGTCACCTGCGCCTGTTTGACCAACCCAAAGTGCTTCACCGCCACCGGTATTAATAACGCTTAATGCACTTGTTGTTGAAAATACGGTATTTTTAAAAGTCTGAGTACCGGTACAGGAAAGATCCCCGTATATAGTCACGTTCTGATTGAAGAATACGTCGCCAGTAAGCCTACCACCGGAAAGCGGCAAGTAGTTGCTTTGTTTTGAATATGCAGATTCCCAATTTGCAGAGCTGCTTTGCATTGAAGAGTATGTGCTCTGCCAATTTGCAGAATTACTCTGCATTGAGGAATAATTGCTTTGCCAGTTTCCAGAATTTGAATTTACAGTTGTTAAAACTTTATCATATTTTGGTATAACAACATTAACTCCGGTGTGGGTCAATGACCCGTTAAATTGAACGTCATTTTTATAAATTTCGAGTGCCATATACACTAGTATTTATATTATTGATAATGAAATAATGTGTATTTTATTAAAAATCCCACAAACGTAAAGCCCGATTTACACCATTTATTGACATAACTAAAAATGTACCACTTGCAGTAACTGGTGTAGTAAATGTGCTTAATGTAGCGTGTGTTATTGATGCATTACGCAATTGAGTATTAGCGTTAAGATAAACATCCGCATTAAAATCCACTTGCCCTGTAAGTATGCCCCCTGCAAGAGGTAGATAGTTAACCTGATTTGTATATGCCAATTGCCAATTTGCAGAATTTGTCGCAACAGTGCTGTATGTTGATTCCCAGCGCGGTGATGCATTAACTGCACCCTGCCACCCTGCGCTTAAATTATAAACACTTGAATATGTACTGTCATATCTAGTAACGTCAATAGGGGTACTCCATACAGCACTATATGTCCAGACAGTTGTATTTGTATCATTCCAAGCTGCACTACCTGCTGTTACCGCGCTCTGTACCTGTAAGTTTACAGCACTTTGTTGGCTAAAGAGGGTTGCTGTGGTATTCCATTTTGCGGAATTGCTATTAACGTTAGTATATGTATTTTCCCAATTACTAGTTAATGCTTTAAGATCTGTACCATTATAATCCCATGAAGCAGAGTTATTTCTTACAAAAGTTGATGTATAATCCCAGGTTCCTGAAAGTAAGTTTACTGTATTATGTGCAGCATTCCAATTAAGATAATTGTTATTGACAGTATTATAGGTATTTTGCCAGTTTCCTGTTAGAGCTCTTACACCGTAATCAGCATTCCATGTTGCACTATTCGCTAATACCGTATTATATGTGTTTTCCCAATTGCTTGTTAATACTTTAACATCAGTGCCCGTATATCCCCAGCTGCTGGAATTAGTGCGCACCGCGCTGTAAACACTGCTCCAATTAGCGCTGGTGCTATTAACAGTTGTATATGTACTTTCCCACCTACCCGTAAGCACTTTAATATCGGTTCCATTATATGACCAAAATGCTGAGTTTGTTTGTACAGTACTATATGTATCCTCCCAGTTGCCTGTAAGTGATATAAGAGCTGTATCGTTGGATGCCCATTGAGCAGAGTTGTTTTGTACAGTAGTCGATATATCAATCCATGTACTACTGTTGGTTCTTACATTAGTGTATGTATTCTGCCAGTTTCCTGTAAGCGCTCTTACCCCAAAATCTGTAGAATTATCAATAGCCCACTGTGCCGAGTTAGCATTTACAACAGTAAAGGTATTATTCCATGTTCCACTGTTATTATTAACGTTGGTATATGTATTTTCCCAGTTACCAGTAAGTGATATAAGAGCTGTATCGTTGGATGCCCATTGAGCTGAATTAGCATTTACAATGGAAGAAGTATCGGACCATGTTCCGCTGTTACTAATGACGTTGGTATATGTGTTCTCCCAGTTGCCTGTAAGTGATATAAGAGCTGTATCGTTGGATGCCCACTGTGCCGAGTTAGCATTTACAATAGATGAAGTATCGGACCATGCTCCGGAATTGGCATTTAATATAGCGGTACTATCATTCCATATATTATAATTGCTATTAAAAAGAAAAGAGGTATTATCCCATGTAGCAGATTCACTGCGCATTGTAGTCTCAGTGTCTGCCCATCCGCCGCTATTTAATGCAAAGAGACTCTCCACATCATTCCAACCCGCACTATTAGCGCGCATGATATTGTATGTGTTATCCCAATCTATAGTATTGAGGCCACCCCAGCCGGCACTAAGAGTTCTTACAGTCTGGTAAGTAGACTGAAAATTACCGCTGTTCGTGACGTACGATGTGGAGGCAGTGTTCCAGAGCCCGCTTGATCCATATATGAGCGTCTGTGTCGTATTGTATACGTTATTAAGTAGGTCTAATACAGGTATTCTTAATTCAGATTTTACACCGGTATCTTCATAGCCGACGAAATAGCTAGAAAGAATTAAATTATTCTTGTTTTTAAGCGTGAAATCTGAAAATTTCTTTGTACTAAAAGCCATACTATTATTTATAGGGTGTACATTATATTTAAACCGTCCTCTGTTACTATATATTCACCTTCAAAAGTAATGTAAGGTACCGGCGGGTCAATGTGTCCCCAAACAAATGCGTTATCAGATTCGTCTATGCTTCCTGTTCTTGTACCAAGAGTAGCGTAATTGTCAAATTCTGTTAAAAATACAGGGTTCGCAAAATTTAAATTCAGCACATCCATTGTTGGCATGTACATTGTCTGTGTTTTTATGGCTACAGCGCCGTTTATATATGCAAATTCTATAACAAAAATATAAAACATACACGACACATCACGTCCGACGTATGTTAATTTGTATATATCAGTATCGCTATTATAAGTTAATACAGGTTTATCAATCTCAACAATATTAAGCTCAATACTCTTGTCAATTAATGAGAATCCGCGCAACATTTCAAAGGTAAGAGTCTCATCGCGTTCTTGCGGATATACCTGTGAAAATTCTTTAGTACCTATGTCGTGTATAAAGATTTTTGGGTAAATTATTTTGTAGTTTGATGCACTTAGTTCTGGTAAGATGCACATCTTACAGACTAAAAGATTATTATTAATCTCATCAAACCATACTGTTGATAATTTTTCAAAATTAATATTAACACCTTTTGAAATGGCGTTCATGGTGCCGGTGTTACTGTATATCGTGTTACCGTCCGGTGATGGTACAACTGCATCAAAGACAGCATAATTTTCTGTCTCAATTAATATAGTATCATAGTAAATGTCGAAGTTAATTACTTTACTATATATTTCTTGCTGTATATCGTAGTTATACTTTACAAAAATCGCACTAAGAGCTGATGAAAGAGGTATTACTTCAGAGTCTGATGCACGTCTAAAATACATATCACCGTATGCTTTAAACTCTGCGTCATATATAGTTTTATTTTCTGTTACATAAGAGGATGTAGTATCGACAACAGTTTCACGTAACGGAATATGGTAGTCGAGGAAGAAGGATGTCTCTGTGTAAAGCGTTGGTGCACTTTCCGCACCACAAGGTGCACCACTATTTGCAACAAAATAAAAACTACCATCATAATCACCAATAGATGTAAAGGGTGGTGTGTATGTGAATTCACCTGGGTAAGCGAATGTAGCGCGGTATGTTGGTAAGTTTAAGTGATTGACACCACCATCAACAAGTTCTTGATAATAAAGACCAGCATCGTTAGGATCATAGGAAGGACTGTCTGATGGTACATCAGGTAACTGTGCATCATTTGATAGAGTAAACGTCTGACCATCTTTTACATTACAATCGTATTTTACGTCAATATAATCACTGCAAAAGCTCTCTGGTTGAAAGTCATACGAGGCTATTACGTAATCTACACCGGATAACGGAAACATACCGTTTCCTGAAGGTGTGTTATTGAGTGTTGATGTTGAGGTCTTAAGAATAACACCTGAATAACCTTTTTCTTCATCTACAACATTATAATTAAAGTTGTACCCCGATAAGGAATCATAGAAAAGATGACCATCGAGAACCAAGCATTGAAAGGGTAATGTTGATGTTTTGTTTAATTCTTGAGTTACTTTGTACGGCTCAACATCTTTGTATAGACCGTAATCGTTACCGTAAATATCACTCTTATATTGTATTAAGGTCTTGTTAATGGGTAGCTGTTTCTGTATACGCTCATCGATCGGAAACTGGTTAGCAGGTATTAGTGGGTAAACATCACCATTTGCCCATATATTCTTCTTATCACCTTTAAAAAATTCTTGTGGGTCAGAATAACGTACAACACCAAAGTTTGAAATGTTTAGGCTCTGCTCACGTGATTGATATGCTCTAAATGTATGAAGTTGAGAATCTGACTGCACATCACCAAAAGCGTATTGATTTGAAAAGTCAATTTTATTAAAATGATTTTCTTCACGAAATACAAACGGTGTCTTAAAATCTTGTTGTGTATTGCTCGTTATGTTACCGTATTTTGAAGGATCTGGAAAATAGTAAACAGTATTAGGTTCTAAACCATCTTTAAGTACAGGTGTAAACTTAAAGTTTGTAAAATGCAAAAGCCCTTGTTTGTCAGGTTTAAAGAATAACCCTATTTCTTTACCTGTCTTTAAAAATTCTTCACTAGGAATTGCTGCAATACTTGGATAGCGTTTGTTAAGAACGTTAGCAAATTCACTTTCTGCCTCAAAAAGAATACCTGAAACACCTACACTGCCTGATGAATTGGTTTGTATATAATAAAAGTCGGTACCAATAAACTTTGTTATAAATTCTTTTTGATCGGTTAAGTTTAATTCTTGACGCTGCTCAATATTAATGAGCTTTGTATAGTCATTATCTTTTAAAAAACCTAATTGATTAGAATTTACAGCAGGGTCAATTGTTAAATTTTCACCGAGTTCTATAAGATAAAAAGGATATTGAAAGATAGCTCTAAGGATACTTTCATCGATATTTAAAAATAAATATGGATCAACATTATATTGATTGAGATTAAAATATTTTGATCTAATGTCATTATTAGCGCTGTATGCAGAGCTAGGTAATGTCGGTGTTATGTCGTAGTAGTTTGAATACGTGTCATATATATCCTCCACTTCTATTACCGTATCATTTTTTATGGTAGAGATCGGTGTATAGAGTGACGATATATCTTTAACATAATCATCAGTTGTTACTGTCTCTATTATAGCATTATAAATTAATTTTTGAATACCGTAATTTGAACCATTGAGGTTGTTAGCAATTGCAGTATATTGGACTTTATCGCGTAGAGTAGAGTAATATAGACAGATGTCTTTTAATTTCTTAGCAAAAAACGGAACTGCAGCTGCTAAATCGCGTTGATTTGTAGGATCAATGTTTTTAAGAAATCGCTGCTCATCAACAGTCGAATAGTTAATAACTATGTCGTTTATTAGGCTTATATACAGTTTTTGTATTGTCGCTTGACTATCAATTTTTGATACTTTTTTCTGTATGAACCAGTTGTTTAAATAAGAGCTGTATCTCGCAAGATATTCTTCTGTACCTGCAGATATTACTTCACCACCAAATTTCGCCCAATCAATAAAAGAAAGCGGCTCATCACTATCTACGGGTGCTTGTGATGGGGTCAACGATGTTATTGAATTAGGTATTCTATCATCTATGAACCTTGTAATATCTGACATATATGTATTTAATTATTATACGTAATATTAGCGGCAGAAGTAAATAATAGCAGACCTTTTGTTAGCTCGTAACTTAAAAGTGTTTGCGCGATACCGTTATCTTTACTCCACGATTCAAATGTACTTTGATTGTAGGTTAGAGTTGTCAGCGGATCCTTCCAATTTATTACATTATTATACACTGTACCTTCATAGGTTGGTTTAAATTCGTAAAATTTATAATATGTGCTTATATCCGTACCAGAAACTGCAGGTGGTGCCACCAAATTCCATCCCCAGAAATATGAAAATGTAGACAGCGGTAAAATACTCGAAAGAGCATAGTTGTTTATACATTTATCATTAACTGTAGTATATTTTTCAGAAAATTTCTCGTATGCAACAATTGTTTTACCAGATGTAATAACACCGGATATTGGTGATATTTCATTTCCGAGATTTACACCATATTTTGTATTTGAAGGTATTGTAAATTTATAATCGAAATTTTCGTTGTAAGCATTAATATCACCGTAAAGATGTTTATGTTTTATAGAGAGTATATCGATTACACGTCGTATTTGTGGTGGATAGGAGTAATTGTGTTTTTCAAAAGCTACAATAAATTCGGTGCAAAATGACAGAAGCGTCTCAAGAGTGCAAGTTGTAATATCTGCTTTATTAGCGACGAAATTTGCTATTTTTTCATATATTGTTTTTCCGAGCTCGTAAGGCATTGAATCAATATCGCCGACAATTGTCCCAAGAAAATCATTAAAAAATACATCTTTGTCTAATAGCATTTCTTGATGTCTTAATGACTTGTAATACTCAGCTAAGTCGTAGTTTTCGTTAATTTTTGTAATATTGTACATTCCTTTTGAGGGGAATACGTTAAAGATATTAGATTGACCGGTGAGGTACTTAACGGTTGTTGAAGGTACCATGTATTTGTTAATCCATCTTTGACCAAACCAGTCACCGTACGCTTGAAACTGCTCTGTCTCAAACGCCGATAATGGATATGAGGAGAGCAAAGGTGGGTATTTTAAATCTAAATATGTCTCAACTTCAAACGCGGTTGTCGGTGGCTTAGTACTGTCAAGAACGTAAGCCTTGCGATCCATATTATTAATAACCCATATATAATCACCGGTATCACAAGCTATGCCTACTATACTGCCTATGTAGGATGTTTCGTTTCCTGCAGATCCTGCAATATAGTTGGTGGTATTGCGTGTTATGCCATCAATTTTTGTTACTGTATGTTTATTGTGTGCTACCCATGCGTTTTGACTACCGTCAACTGCTATGTTGCCGATCATTCTAAACCCTGAAAGAGGGTAACCTGAAACAAGACTACCGTCTTGATTGAATTTATATACAAGGTCATTGTGTGCAGTGAGCGTGCTGCCTGTAGTGTTATTTATTGCAGTAACCCAAATATAAAAATTTCTATCAGCACATATCTCTACAGGCTGTATTCTGTTCGGGAACGGTATGGTGGTTAATAGTGTCCCGTAAGTATTATACTTACACAAGTAATTTGATAGTGGGTGGGTGTATGCAACCCATATATTGTCTAATCTATCCGTCTCTACACTTGCTGGTAACAACGTTGATTCGCCAGTATAACCACTCAGTGCACGTATATTATATGAACTACCTTCATAATAAAAGGTATTATTAAACGGAGGTAGTGCAACGTTTGTTACATATTGTTTTATATTATCTATTTTTATTACTATACCTGTCTCATATAAAGCACACCATACATTCTGCTTACTATCAAGCGCTATACTACTCGGTGCTGCTGCTACCGGTGAGAGAGGTGCTGCGCTTAGCGGAGCATGTAGTCTGTAGTCACGTTGATATATGAGATTGTTAACTAGCGTAGGGCATGCTGATAATCTAAATTGCTTTAACAGTGTACCATCAGCTCTATAATTAAGAATAGTGTCGTTTGTTGAATCTGCAACCCATGCTTGATAATCGTTATTCTTACCGGCGCCGGATGGTGCAAGTGAGATAGCTAATATGTTTCGATGCTCTGTAGTTTTTAAAAATATTTGAGCAGCAGTAAGAGTCATTGATACAAAGCCAGAACAACTGTCATAAACTTGCTGTTTAAGTATTTGCATCAAATAGCTGTATTGCGGTACAGCAACATAGCCTAATAATGCATCTTTTGGGTAGTTAATTGGTTCGATAAGCGTAATTGCAGCTGTTAGAGCGCAGTTTATTGCTGTATCTGATGATACGAAGTAACCTTTGTAAAAACCGCCTACTGATTGTGGTATTTGATCATCAAAATCGTCATAAAATTTTACGTTAGTAATAGGCCTTAATCCGTTTTGTGTTACTTCTACTAACCCGGTACTAAAAGAATTGACGATAGCTGTTGATAGTTCAGGATGTACTGTCATTGACGACAGTGGTGGATAGGTTTTTGTAGTGAAATTTTCAGTATCCTTTAATTTTATCACAAATGGCACTGGTGTGTGCTGCCAGCTTATCTCTGGCATTTCGAATTTTGTTGTGGATAATGTACCCTCGCCGTCAATACCTGTCGTAGTTATTGATAATTTGTCTGCAGGGTTATGTCTGACTTTTACAACCGGCTGTGATAGTGATTTTATTGTTTGAAAATGAGCAGGCTGCAGCCTGATAGTGTCATAGACGTTGTTATACTGTGTAAACCTGTCGTTAAGTTGGACGTTGTTTGGTGTTGCAAAAACAAAGATAGGGTTTTCGCGGGATGTATAGTTTTTTGCTCTTTCATCTACATAATAAAATTCTGCAGACCCTGTTACACCGGCAAATACACTGTCTTCATCGTTTTTTGAACATATTTCAAATCGATTTTGAGACTTGTTGTATCTTGTATAAATTTCAGTAAGATCAGCTGTTAAAGTATCCGTATCAGTATAAAACTCTCTACTACCAATTTTTTGTTTAATTTTAAACCGACTTAAAAGACGTAGGTGCGACCATTTGTCATTAAAAAAATTATCGATATTTTGATAATCTCCAGATGAACCAGAAGCGTAAAGATAAAAAGTGTGGCCGGTAGCGCTTACTGCATGATAGTTTTGCCAGCTATCACGTATAATTATTTTGAGAGGGTCACCTATCTTGCTTGCGGGAACATCATACACCAATTTACCTATATCATCAAAAATATAATCAAACGGTATAAAGTCATATATGTTTACTGTGGGTGAATATATACTCTCGTATGCTTCACCGTTAACATCAAGTATGGTGAGATTGACTTTATATTCACCAGGCCATTGATATACATGACTCGCTGTTAAATCAGTTGAATAGGTACCATCACCGAAATCCCATCTTACAACTTTATTTGATACACTTAACGCTCCTGACAAGAGATCTGATGTCGATAAATCAGGTTTAAAAATTAGCGGCGTATTTTCAAGGGTATATGATGACAGCGAATTTTTACCGGTGTGGTCATTTATATAGAAATAAAGATACGAACGTTTAAAATCAGTATTCATTAATATTCTTGATTAACGAGTTGAATCGAAGGCGATACTACAGATATTTTATTAATAAATTCTGTAACATTATTTAAATAAGGATATTTAAAATATGGCAGCTGCAAATCTTGTGCAGTAATAGTTATATCGTTATAAGGGTAAACGGGGTTATACAATAAAAGACTGACACCGGGAGTTGAATATACTATGTTGTCAATTGTTGTAGCTGTATTTACACCTATTACACCTTCGATAGATAATATCTCGTTTGTAATATCTGTAAGAGATATATATAATCCAAGGTTATCACGTGTTGTTGAAAAATAGTTAGCAAATACCTTATATACAAGCTCTTGTACTGCTTCTGAACTACGAGATGAAGACGGGTTACGTAGAACTTCAAGCACTGTAATATCACTTGTCTCGGGTGTTGGTGTTACACCGGCAACCCGTACACCGATATCAACAGCAGTATAAACTGGGTCATTTATTATTATCTCTGATGTTGTAAGTTTAATTTGCTGTAAATCATTTAATAATATTTGTTTTTGAGCGCTATTTAAATAATTGTTTCTTGTTGCGATGGAATTTATTTTTTCAAGTTTAGGTACTGAGTATATATAAACATTGTTCGAGTTACTTGCATCAGCAAATTTAACTTGACTATACAAAACTCTCGATTCGAGATTAGGTTTTGTAACACCGAGATCAAAATAATATTTTAAGTGTCCGGAAATATATGCCCAATTATTAACAGCTTTTGTTGACGCTATAATATTACCATAATTTTTTGAAATGTAGTTTTCAAAATCAGACGATGTAATTAATCGATACTGTGATTTAAAAGTATTAGTAGCGTTGGTTTTAATACTACTCGCTGTCTCGATATCTACAAATCGCGTTGTGGGATCAGTATTAGTGAATAATAAACTCGCTACCTGACTAGTAGTTATTAGGGAAAGATTGGGTGGTGTGGTATCTGTTTGTATACTGCTAAATCTTGCGGTATTATATAAAAATAATCTGTTACCATTGATAGTATTAGGACCCGACTCACCTTGTGCACCATCAGATTGTAGATAATAAATAGCAACTTCATCATTTGGGCTTAATTGCTTACCAGTAATATTGTTACCGAATTTTATTTCATACCTCAAATTTTCATTGAGTCTTATTTCATAAGTTTTTGCATTTGCTCTCTCAAGGAAAAGTGACTGTGTTGCTTTCCATTTTTCCCATTTAGGATTTGCAAGTGTATTGTCTTTTACATAGACATCGATATTAAAGTGATCTATATACGGAGCACTCCCGTCAATACCAACTATAGTCGGTGTTACGACTTCGTATGGTTCTCCAGTTGCATAATATGTAGGGTATTCACGATAAAGGCCTTGATATAAAAGATTCTCTTCTTGAAACTTTGTAAGTTCTTCTAAACTGTCTGTTGCTTTTGTAAATGTTATATCTTTATTAAAAGAAAATGAAAGCCCATTAATAGTGAAATATGCATACCTTGGTATTGTGTATGTACCAGCGGGAAGCGCTGTTGTACCTGACGCTTTAAAAGGTAATATAGCGGTCTGGTAACCTATAGGTGCATAGTTTAATATTTTAACTATTCTGTTTATATTTTCATATAAATCTGCTGTTGAGAAAGTACTTTCCGCACCTGTTCTGTTAAGATAAAAAAGCAATACATGGTACGCATAACCGATAATATCAATTACTGATGATAAATTACTACCTTCAAAATTTTGATCTGTAAAGATCTTATTCGTACTGAGACGCTTGATAATTAAGCTTTTTAAGCTTAGCGCATCAAATGCTGCATACCCGTCTAGCGGTAGAGTAAATTCTGCAAAGTTGTTGTTCATATTATGTATTAAAGAAGAAACCGGAATTATTTAATGTACCGACGAGTGTAAAGCTATTCTGAGATATGGTGGGTATATTTATAATAAGTGTAATTTGATATTGATTAGAATCTGCATCTGCGGGTATAAACCTAACGTCGATTGGAGATGTAGGGTCTTTTGCACGTCCTTTTGCAGTAACTGCAACAACTTGTACCTTTTTAACCTCGACTCGCGGTTCAAACGTTGTTATCCCTTCATATATAGCTTGACCTATAAGTTCTGCAGTGTCTTTAGAGCATGGTTCAAATATGTATTGTATTAAATTAATGCCAAAGAAAGGGTTAAGCAATTTTTGACCTGGTACTGTTGTAAAGAGGTTAAACAGTGAATTTTTTATAGCACCGTAATCATAACTCAGCGTTAAATCTTTAACTTCAGATTGTTTTAATAACTCGTTGTTTTTCGTATAATTCATCTTAAGATCAAGATAAAGATCACTATACGTAAATGTAGATATAGGTTTTTTGGGTTGCTGTATAGAGTTGAGCTTAATACTCGCCATATAAATATTTATGACGTTTTTTATTTTTAAAAAATGTTTCTCCTATACCTAAATAATAAATAATTATAATGAATAAAAAATTCGTAAAGCTTTATGAGAGCATTCGTACCCGTTATACTAATGGCGGATTTCTCGCCAATGATGTTGTAAAATTTGCTGATGGCGCCTTGCGTGATCCATTTTTTAAAGAGGTCCAAGATGACTATAAGAAAGAAGTAGAAAGATATATTACATCTGGCGATACTTTACGTATTAAAAATATTAAATCTGCTATGCCAGCAGTAATGGGTGCTGGTAATACTGATAATAATGGATATAGCTTTAATGCTGAAGTATGCCGTGAAATTGCACCTGGTAGATTTTCAAATGATGCAATAACTGTACCTGTACATCTCTTAGTACGTGTGGATTCATATCCTAATTTGCCTGAAGTACCTGCAAAACACAGATATGAAGATAAATCACATATCGATGCTAAACCTGTTAAAGATGAGGGTGAAGAGGTTCCGTTCTTCTCTCCTGGTAGAACGCGTACCGCGGATTTAGGTAATGGTAAAGATTCAAAAAGTGAAACTAATCTTTCCGGTAAAAACGTGAAGATACCAAGTATGCCTGCTAAAGGTGCAAAAGATCCTGCAAGCTATACTGCAGCTTATCTACCTTAAGTTAAATCTCAGATAGCTTTATTAAACAGGAATAACAATTTATCTCCTGATCAATAACAAAACTCGATCTATAGATATACTCTGCAAGGGTGATCAAGTAATTCTTTTTTCTTTCAGCATCTTGTTCTCTTGAATCAATAAAATTAAAGAGATCACGCATTAACGCAACATAATCGCTACTAAAAGTATGCTCATTCTCAATAAGAACTCTGCGGATGTGATTGATATTCTTTTTTTGCACCTCTTTAAAGATTAGTTCAAGCGTCTCATCATTCTTTAAACTATCGAGTTTAAGAACACCTGTAGAAGAATTTTTTTGTAATTCGTTAATACATTTTCTTAGATCAGGGTAATTGTTTTTTATTAGTTCAACAAGCTTAGGTTTTTGATCATCAGCAACACTAATATTTTCTGATTTAAGAACTACAACACAACGCTTAAGAACACTCTCGAGTGTTGGTGTAAGGTCGAATGATTGGCATCTGCTCTGAAGAGCAGGAATTACTCTGTACTTGTAGTTTGCTGTTAGAATAAAGCGTGTTAACTTTGCATATTCTTCCATTGTATTGCGGAGTACTCGTTGTGCATCTATTGTGAGACCATCACACTCGTCGAGTATGATAACTTTAGTCTTTCCATCAAAGCTTCTTGTTTGTGCAAAGCTTGTTACCTTAGTACGTATAGTATCAATACCATTCTCATCACTTGCGTTAATGTATAGATATTGACACTGTAGAATGTCATTTACGATGATTTTAGCGAGCGATGTCTTGCCTAGACCCGGTGTACCAATAAAGAGAAGATTAGGTATTTCTTTCTTTGCTTTTACTGAAGTAAAAAACTCCCGTACAGAATCTGTGCATACATAATTATCTAATGTAGCTGGTCGGTATTTTTCACACCATAAAGAATTGAAGTCATATGCCATATATTATTTGCCTGATGAACCAAACCCCTTTTCACCTCTATCACTTTCAACTACCTTTCCCCATTCAACAGGCATATGTATATTAAAATACAATACGAACTGCGCAATTCTATCACCTTTTTGTACTTTATATTCAACGTCAGTATTATTATACAGCTTAATACCTGCATCACCCCTATATCCGTTGTCGATAATACCAGGATGCGCTGAAACACCGTGTTTAAATCCTAGCCCACTTCTCGATTCAACTTTAACCCAATAACCTTCTGGGATAAAAGCAAACTTCAACCCTACATTAACTACCGCACTGCCTCTTGCTGGTATTACAACTTCCTCTACACTATAAACATCATATCCCGTATCACTCTCGTGATTCTTACTCGGCAGCTTCGCATCTGGATGTGTCTGCTCGAATTTCATTACCGGTAAGTATTGGACAACTTTATCTTTCGTATCATTATAATTCATGCACGTTATTATAATTTTGCTGTATAAAAAATCAACCTGGTATAAATAATTTTCGCGTATGGAAGACGAACCTAAAGTTACAGTTGAAGATTTACTCGCTCAATTACAGGCTCCTGCTACTTCAGAGAGACAAATCGAAGAGCCTAGACCACCTTTACGTAAGGAGGATTTAGAAGATTTTGTAATCCAAAAAAGCAGTACCCTTGTTGACGAGACTCTTAACATGATAACAAATGTTCGCGATTATATTACATCAGCACCTGAAAGCAAAGATGTTTCTTCGATGGCTGAATTAATAAATGCTGCATCATCAGCTATCGAGACACTAAACAAAATTGTTATTTCAAATAAGAAAAATGAAACGTCTGTAAAAATTAAAGAAATGGATGTTGCAGTAAAGAAGGAATTACAAACTGCTGATGAAAATCTTAAAATAGCTCTCAAGAGAGAAGATATATTTAAGATGCTCTTTAAGGAAGCAAAACCTATTGAAGGGCAGGTTGTTGAAAATAAGCAACTCGAAAATTAACCGCCAGCTGACGGTTTACCTGATTTATCAGCTTTCTTGTATTTTTCACAGCTGAGAAATTGTTTAATAAATTTCTTCCCAATCTCTTCAAGTGTTTCTTTAAATGATTTGTTGAGTTGTTTGAGTAATTTAACAATATTAAACCGCTCGATAATTCTATTAACAAACCGCTCAACCATTTCACCAATTTTTTCCTTTACTTCTTTAAAGTCCATTTCTAGCAATGCTTTAACATCAGGGAACGTAATAATTGGTAGCTGGAAGTTACAGATAATAGAATAAAGCTGCTCTTGCATTTTAATAAACCCTGTCAAGCTTGTTGGGGGACCAGATGTAGCGACACTAGCAGCAAGGCTTAGCAGATCTTTAATTGAGCCGATATCAACAGAAGGTAATATAGGTGGCAGCTGTAAGTCATCAAAAATAAGGCTTGGATCGAGTACATCGATAAGCTCGGAGCTGGTAGGTAAGAGAGGACCGAGAGTCGGATCGCCTCCTAATAACCCACCGAGTTGGTTAATAGAGCCAGCAGCGCCGTCGTAATAACCGGTTATCGTCTGTGCAATAGGATTTTCAAGGGCACCGTCAATAAAGCCATCGTAATTTTTTTGTATCAAACCGCTTATGACATCGTTTGATTGATCATTATCGAACATACCACCGATTAAAGTGCTTGCTGCATCCGCTAACCCTTCTGGTACACCCAGTAATGATAATTGTGCTGCAGCGGTAGCAGGTGATGATGTATCGAGTCTATTAGAAGCTGCTGTTGCTGCTGTTGTTGAGAGACGTTGTTGTATGGCTTTACTTGGGTTAAAGCCTGTTCTAACGCTCTTTAATAAGTAGTCTACTTTTTGATATACACCTTCAACATTAATAAAGAATGTAAAAATATCGGCTGTTTGTCTGTTACTGAACTTACCAGAGCCGAGACCGCTCATAAGAGAAACAACATCCTGAAGTAAAGATGTACCAGTTGCTGCTTGTTGTTGTGCATTGTTAAACCCTGGTGCTGTAATAGTTCCAGGTGTATTTAACGCTAGTGTTGTGGGTGCAAAGTCATCTGCTTTAGAAGGGGTACTGGTTGCAGGCAGTTGATAGGATAAATCAGCGCCTGCAGGTAGAAGTATTGCATCGGTATCAGAAGAATTTTCTGAAGAAGCTTCATTCATTAGAGCGTCAATATCTACCACTTCTTGGTTGCCCCTAAAAGTTGTCGGAGCAACGTCATTACTTGCTGTTGCTCCTGGTGATGGAGCCAATATATTACTTTGAGTATTTGTTGCGCCTGATTCTGGCCAATCAGGTAGTGGTGGTTCTACTATACTCTCATTTTGTATTGCTGCAGCTTGTGATGCAGCTTGCGTTACCGCTTTTACGTTAGCACCGGCATTTGAATTAGCTTGATAAGAAGTACCAATACGACCTTGAGTAGAGAGTTGTGATTGTAGTTCTCTGTATTGTTCAACACTAGTGACGCTACCTTCAAGAAATTCAAAAGAAGCAGTTGTACCTTTTGGCATATTAAGGAACGGTGTTCCGCTTGAGTTTCTGCCCACTTCAACACCAAGCCCTTGACTTTGCAGTGCACGGTATGTATTAGACCCAAACTCTCCCCACGTACGTTGCGAGCTGTTATTACCGACCCACTTACCTCCTGTATCATTACCAACGGCAAGTATTTTGTAACTATTACCGTTTGCATCTGTAAATGTAACAATAGCAGGTTGACGTAAACGCGCTACGGGATTTCCATTTGCATCTAACTGTATTTTTTTAAGTGAGGAATCTAGCGGTATTGTATAACCGAGTATTTCACTATCATTGGGTATACCGGATGCTGTTTGACCGAGATACGTATTTGAAAGTGTGGTATCTTGAGTAGTATTTCCATCATTATTAAACGAAAATGATGTTATTTGTCCAGCATCTTGTGCGGTTGCAGTTGTAGAGATATTGCCTTCTGCAGCAGCGTAAATACCTGTTTGACCGGATGCTGATACTGTATTGCGCGGTAGCACGACAGAAGATCTGCCAGAAAAGTATTCCTCAATAACTGAACTTTGGGTAAGTTGCTGAATTTTAGCTTGAGCCTGAGCTAAACTTGCCATTTCATTTATTTCATTAACAATACCTGCGGCTTGCTCTTCTCCTTTTAATAAAATAAAATCTTTATCTGATGCCATTGCTGGTCTGTTATCACGATAATTAAAGCCTGATTTATTACCTATGTTACTCAGGTAACTAATGTATTGAAAAATCCTTGGATTTGAAATTACACTTACAAGTGCTGAGATTAATGCACCTATACCGGAATTTAATTTTACAAATGTTGGTAAATCATTAATTAAGTTAACGCCGTGAGCAAGAGTTGCATCAACAGCTAGATTTGCAGTAACTGTAGTATTACCATATGCTACAGGTATAAGATTACGTCTCATTAGAGCAGTATTAAATTTGCTCAAATTATACATTATGTTTCTTGTAGTAGGGCTTATTTTATTTTCAGTTGACGCTGAAAATGGAATAGGTACACCGTAACGTTCTTGTGTTATATCAATAAGTGGTAGTGTTGAATCAAGTTGCATGTACTTGGTGTTAGCCATAACACCTATACTGTCGCTTGTAGCGTCATTAAAATCACTGAGATCTGCAGTACCGGTATTTATGGGTGATACACCAATAATAGAAGAGCCTGCTTGTACGAGTGGATTATTTGCAAAGTTCTGTAAACTTGTAGCAGCTTCGCTTGCAAATCTTGTAAGTCCTTGCGGTACTATTTTTGATAAAAATCCTTGTGTAAATAAACTACCTGTGCTGCTATAACGAACTATTTCTCTATACGAATATTTCTTTTTTACAACCCAATATAATATTGAATCATTTGCAAAGCTAAATGACTTATATTGACTTTCAATATTTGAAAAAAATGAATTAAGTGCCGTTGCAACATTTCCCGCTTTAAACGCATTACGGAAATTTACAGCACTTTTTATTTCCTTCTCACTCGCTAATTTACCAAGACCACTTTTTAATTTTACAGCACCGTTATTTAAATATACAAGTGAACCGGTAACATTAGCATCCGCAATGTTTTGACTACCTATAATAACATTTTTGTTACCTCTTCTACTCATATACTTGTATCACTATTTAATTGATTCTTTAGGTATGTCTTTACACATCTTATATCCGTATAATATTCACCATTAATAAAATGATGTTCAACGCCTATAATAAAATAAATACCTAATATTTTGTTATCAAATGCACTCGCCTCTAATGCACCGTCTCTGTTTATACCTATAAAGCGCCCAGCCTGCCTGTGGGTTGAACCCGGTAGTCTAAACGTAACAGTAGCATTAGTAAAAATACTCGCATATAGTGTTTTGTTTCTACCTGTTGCAAGTCTTTGATCTTTTTCAGCTTCTACTACAGAAAAAACATTTTGTGTATTTTTGCGTTCATTACGAATAAGACCGGGGTTAAAATTTTGTATATAGCCGCCTTTTAACGGGTCAACATAATTCGATTTATAGACTTTTAATGTCTCTTCTATGTCACCTTTTTGTGAATCAATTTGAAATGTACTATTTTCAAAATTATAGCTATGTACAATTTTTGAAGTAAGTTCTTTTTGCGAAAAAACACCTGACATATCGCTAAAATTAAAATTACGTATGGTACCTATTCTTTCAAAATACAAAGACTTACTCGGCACCACTTCAAGCTTATACAGAAAACCTGCAACAGCTTCGTTATCAATTTGAGTAAACCCGCCAATTTTTACAGTTTCTAAATAAAGCGGGCCACCAGCATCTGCGCTACGTGAATAGCTATCTTTAAAATAATTCTTTAAGCTTTTAAAAGTAAATACTCTCGGACTTCTTTCAATACGTAAGAAGCACTGATCGAAATCACTTTCAGCATTTGATACATGTCTACTTAAAAGATAATTTAATGCATCGAGAGCTTTATATTGCGCGGGTGCTGAAAAGAAAGCTGATGTCCCACCGGCATCCCAATTAATATCCTGTTCTTCTGTAGGTATATTAGGGGTTGGTGTTGCTGGCAATTGCGGTGGTAAAAAGTCTACGTTATATTTGTCGACACCAACTTCTGGATTATTAAACGTCTCTTTTAATAATTCTTTTATAGCTAGACCAGTTTTTATACCTCTACCTGTATTTGTCGAATTTACAATATTTTTATTTTTTGTATATTGCGCTGTTGTAAAATATGTATTTTGAGTACGCAGCAATTCATAATAAAGATCCCAAAAATATAATTTCTTATGCTTTACGTCAGGTGTATCGCCTTCTATGTCTTCGGAATGATATATTGCAAAATCATATAACATTCTAAAATTTTCTTGTGATTGTTTGTTGCCTATGTTTCCAGGATTTGTAGCGTCAAGACTCGGCATTATATCAACTCGTAAGATATCACGACTATCGCCTTTGAAGATAAATCCGTTCGAAGGTATGCTGCCTCCTGGCTGTGTACTTGGAGCGTATGACGGGTTGTTAATACTGTTGTAATACTGAGGTGTAGCAGGTGTATTAGCTCCCGTATAGTCACGCTCAATCATATCAAAAGTATTATCAATTACGATATACCCTTTATGATAAAAATTTTCAAAAGAATCTTCAATAACTAATCTCTTAATAGCAGATGGTTTTACTACCTGCATACGTCCTTCTAGATTAACAATAGATACATCGAATCTATAATAGGTATTATTGATTCTATATACCAATGAATCGTTTGTTGGTAAATCAGGGTAATCCATTTGTTATACAAGTTGCGTTTCTATTTCATTAAAAAGCTCAGGTAAATATTGTGGTCTTAAAATTTTTATTGTTGTACCAGATTCAGGGAATAGAAGCGGGTTATAGATTTTATTTACTAAGCAGATAAGCCACCATAATTCTATAGTTTTATACGCTCTAAAGCTTATCATTGTCCATGGTTCTTTTTGTTTTGCAGTAATATAATAAATTTTTGTTTGATCAATTTGATCAGGTAAATAAAGCGTTTGTAATAAATTGTAAAAATAATGAACGCCGTTATTTTTATAGATACGAAAGATTTTTTCGTATCTATATCTATTAAGTGCAGGTAAATCCTTTATTTGATTTTGAAATAACCCTATCATTAGAATTATTTAACTAAAAACTATTAAATTGCGCCTAATTATGTTTCTCCTGCTTGAACAACTTCTTGTTTTGTAAGCATGTGATACATAAAGTTACGTGTTGTTGAATTAAGTCCATGTAAGGTTATTTTAACCATATAAGCATCTGGTACTATTGCTTCTACCTTGTGCGATGACGTAAGCTGACTTACAGCTCTTGTTCCATCTGTTGTAGTATCCACTGTTGTCTGTGTTTCAGCATACGGTACATCAAATATTAATCGACGACGTGATCCTTGAAAATCAACAGATAAACTTGATATATAAGCGTATGGAAAGAATTTTACTCCTGGTATTTCAGCCTCGTAAATAACCGGTTGCTCAACAGTGTTGATGCTTGTTTTACCGGGTCTGTTATTATACATTAACAAGAATATAAGCTGCCAATTGTTAAATACGTCATTAAAGTCTACTTGACCGGTATTTATTAATGGAAATGTAACAACAATATCTTCACCGTCGTCTGAATAATTAAAAAATTTAGACCTTTCAACATATGTAACTTCAAAAGGTCTATTTGTTGCTGCTAACATTTCAGTTACACCTGTAAGAAACTCGGAACCTGCTTGTGCCATACTGCCAAGTACGTTAGTAGGACCTGAAGAGCTAAACTGATTCTGTATACCGTCCCATGCATTTTCAAAGTATGGTAAGTAAAATTTCCATCCGGTATTTTCTGTTAAATAAAGATTTCTATATGGTACTAGGTAGGGTGAATTCCAAGCAGTATCGTTAGCGTTACCAGGTAACACTCTATCGCTGACTGCTGTTATAAGACCTGCGCCAGTCTGCACATCGCTAGCAATAGTTTTAAGTAATTTACTTGCATCGGGTCTACTTGCTAGTTGTTGAGCTATCTCGTTTGCACCATTAGCAGTTAACCCGAGAGAGTACTTTAATTGCGCAATAAGAGCGTTGGTACGTAATCTCTTTTCAGTTAATTTTATATACGGAACTTCCTCACGTGAAGCAGGTCTCGGTGAATGAGTCCAATAATAATGACGAACAACATCAACCGGTAAAGGAAGCGGTTGTATTATAGGTAGAGCAACAGCGTCATTAACACTAGTAGATGGTACACCGGTTGCAGGTACATCAAGTGCACTCCTTCTTATTGACCATAAACTCATACGTAATATTATTTATTAAGGTGCTATGCCTGCAGCGTTTAATGCATTCATTTTAGAATGTAATGTGCTTGTATTGCCGAACGAATTTATAGAGTTTTTAACACTACTAACTACGACATTATTTCTTGGTGCATTACCGAGGGATGCAATTCCTTTTGATGTTTGCTCGAGATGCGAGACTTGTGCTTTGCTATTAAAAGCAGATTCTTTCAGCATATTTAAAATCGGGCCATTAATAAGCTGATATAATTTTTCTTGTGTTTCAAACTGTTGTTTACTGTCTTGTTCTTCCTTTACAAGTAAACCTCGATATGTGCTTGTTTGCATTTCAAACTTATCAGGAGCTTGATTTAATCTGTTAAACGGAGTTGCTGTTATTAAATTTTCTGTAGGTTGGCTTGTAGTTTGTCGAACGTTTACAGGTGCAGGGGAGGAGTATATATCCATTTTTGGAAATAAGTACTCTTCTGGTATACCTGCTTTATCTACCAATATATCACCTACATTTTTTTGCTTTTCTTTGAGCTCTTTAATTTTCTTTAAAGCCATATCACGTTCTTTTTGTGTATTATATAAGTTACCGGTTATAGAAGGGTCTATTAAGCCTTCAAATAAAGAACCAGAAAAAATTAAATTTTGAAAGCCCTGTGATGTTGTAAGATCTTCTCGTGTTTTTTTATCTTTACCTCGTTTATTTATTTCTTCTTGTTGTTCTTTTATTTGTGCTTTGTATGCTTCAAATTGTTCGAGCTGCTTTTTTTGTTCTTCGGGTATAACGCTCATATAGCTTGCTTGTCTACTATACTTACCTTCTGTTGAGAAATCTGTAGTAAGTAATTTTAGTGTTGATATTTTACCATCAGGTGTTACGACTTGTTTTAAACTATCCATTACGTTAAGAAAAGTACGAATGCCTTGTGTAATGCCTGGTGCGTATCTATCAAGTATAAGTAATCCACGATGCTGCGTTCTTTCGTCGCCGCTAAACACCATTCCAAGACCACTTAATAATTCTGAAATAGTGCTAAATGCTTTGGTGATTTTTTCGCTTATAGTAGTAAACACAGTGTTAAACATATCGCCAATATTAATTGGTTTTACTTCTTTGCCTGCATCTGGCTTGACACCCATCTTTGCTGCTGTCCAATCAAACGAACTTTTTGCAAGAGATTTAAATATTTCTGCAACTGGCTTTAATGAAGGGAAGTAATTTGTAGTAATACTGTCTAATGCTGTTGCGACATCATTGTAGTTAATGTCTGTACCTTTCTTTAATAAGTTAAATACATCACCTAATGCACCAAACCCATCTCTAAAAAATGTAATTACAGGTTGAAATATATTAGCAATACCGCCAAATACACCGTGATATAATTGCTCAACAGTTGCTCCAATAAACGGTATTTTCATGCTCTTATCACCGGCTTTATCATATGCAGCGCCAAGCAATCTTTCTTTTGAAGTATCGAGCAATAGTGCGAGGTATTCAGCGCCAGGTATAGCAAACGCAAGCTGTTTAAAGCCTGCTTTATAATTACCTTTATGCATTAAACTCAATGCATCCCATAGGTCAACCATTCTACCTATGAAAGGTATATTTCTAATAATTTCTTTTACGCTTTTATTTTTTGGGCCAAGTGATTGAAAGAACGACATTATGCCACCACCCATTGAAGTCTTGGTAAATGCATCAAACATTTTCTTTACTGTTGGAAATTTAAATACACCAAAAGCAAGAGCACCAACACCTCCGAGCAAGAGCATAAGAGGTGATATTAATTTTAGTAGAGGGGACTTACCATCGGCTTTTTTTGAGTCTTTAACCTCATGCAAGAGTGCGTCAAATTTTGTAGCGTTGTCAAGTGATGTTAATAATCTTCTATCTTTTCTCGATAAATTAATCTCCGGAGGAGTTGTTTTTTCTTTGCGCTCTCTTGCAGCCGTCCGCTGATTAGCGCTTGTAATAGCTTCAAATATAGAAGTAAGCTTTTTATCGGATGAAGACTTAAACGAGTTTAAAATATTAATTTGTTGCTTTAATATATTAGCTGCATCACCTTTAACATTTACATTACCAGATTTACCCGTTGATACCCTATCTTTTAATTGAGCTATAGATGATGTTACGTTGTCGAGTTTACCACCAAGTACAGTAACGATGTTATCTATATATGCTTTAAATGGATCTTCTTTACCTTCTTGTGATTTTGAGAGAAATGTTTCACTTACTGTTTTAAAATTTGATGATAATGTTGTTTGTAATTTATCGATCGTTTCTTCTTGTTTTGTACCGTACTTATTAAGCTCGTTATTAATGTTTTTGCCTATTTCTTTGTTGGTAGAAACGATATTGGTGTTAATTTTATTAAGCTCATCAACGGTCTTTTCACCTGCTGATGTTACAGCTTGTTCATTTTTATGTGATGTTCGTACAAGCTCGCTAACAATCTCTTTTACATCGCGTAATGCAGTTAAATGCTTAGTAATATCGGGTAATTTGTCACCGAGTACGTGTGCTGTTTTTTCAATGACGCGCTGCTGTGATCTGACTTCTTTTTCAATGTTAGCAACAGTGCCGAATATAGATTGAAGCTGTTCTGCATTTACCTCGTTCATTTAATATATTTAATAAAAAAATATTAAATGGTAAAAAACGATCCGTCGATATCTATTGTTGTATCACCTATTTTACAGAATTTATTTTCTAAGATTCTATAAGCTTTTATAAAGTCTAAAATAATATTTGTAATATTAGAAGAAAATTTTTCAGCAATAGCGATTCTATCTTCAATTCTTATAGTGCTAAATATTACCTCAGTAACTTCTTCACCGTTCTTTATAGTAACAGATTTTATAAATTTTAAAAGCTCGTATATAAATAACTCACCGATAACAGACTTTAAATCTGCACCCTGTTGTTTAAGTTTATTTAGCGAATAATTACTCAACTCAAAGTCGGTTTTAAGCTGTGGTGCTACTAAGCTTATGGTTATGTTATCGCTTGTAAAAGTGTGTTCAAGATTTGTTAGTTCAATTGAAGGAGCGTTAGCAATAACTTCTTCTAAGTTTATATCCCTTTCACCGTTGTTATAAGATTTATCAATACCAGTTGAACGTAATGTAAGCGCTATAACTACACGATCAATAGTTGTTAGCGTATTAATGTCTATGCTCTCTGTACTATTTTCTTTTATAATGTTGTATATGTTAGCATTAAACGAAAGTTTAGTAAGAGATTCATCTATAGCTGATTTAAGTAAATTTTTCTGTTGCTTTAGTGTAAGATTTTTAAATTTGACAGTTCTTTTTAACGTCGGTATAAAAACATCGATAAGAGCTTGCTGGTTAATATTATCAAGCTGCTTTAGTAAGTCATTAACATTTGCATTCATGTCTTTATTATATATAATCAAAACTATATAGTATTCAACCTATATACGCTATTGAGGTGGTGGTCCGATCATTACCGACCGGTTCTGTTGTTTTTGTTGTTCGCTTTTTTCCTTATTATAAAAATTAATATACAGCATAAGCTCTGCCGGTGTCGATCCATACACTACATCGTAGGGTAGTTTTAACTTTGATGTTAAAATATATTCAAGCTCATATATAGACAGCAACTCCCTTTTATAGCATAATTTAAGAAATTCGAGTACTGAATTTTCAACAAGGGTTAACGGTACTTCTAGAGAATTATCAGGTGATGTATCCGGCGCCATAACTGTCATTAAATTTATACCATTTATTTTGCTCTCTAGTTCTGTTAAAAAATTCTTAGCGTCTTTAAAAACATTTACCGGTAATCGTTCTACTATATCGTCTCTCTCTAACGGTACTACAATATTATTAATTTTTATTTGTCTTATTGTTGTAAATAATGATTCGTTAGTTTTATCAATAAATAAATTATTTGGTATACCAAAAGTAACTTCAAGTATAGCATTATATGTTTTTATAATCGTATCATATCCTGTTAAATCGAGTTCAGCAAGCTTTTGTATAATATCGTAAATACGGTAATTTACGTTAAACTTTTTTTCTGTTTCTGGCGATGTCACGATTAGTTCTATGTCAGAAAGTATGCAAACTGAACGGATTGTAAGCAGTATAAGCAGCTTATCAAGAAATGTAAAGGTTTCGTGTTTCTGATCGGTGGCTTTTTCAATAAGCTCATTAAACGCAACTTCAATTAATGCGTTGTTGTCGTTTGTTATAGTCTTTACTATACTTTTATATTCTTTAAACGTTAACTCTTTTAGTCTTATAGTGCGTTGCTGGCTGGGTATATATACTGTATAATAAAAAGAAAGCATTGATAATAATTAATGCTATTTCTGTATAACTCAATAATTACAGCGGTGTAAAGCTGTTAATGTTAAACGCACCGCCTGTTATTTTAGGGAAACCGTTTTTAGAAATGTTGTTAATGATGCTGATGATCGGGAAATAAGAGTTATTGGCGACTGTATAATGAGAGTATGTCCAGCGTGTTGTAATTGTCGAAAGTTTTTCCTCAGTGTAGTCGAGTGTCTGCTCACCGACGTTATAAGGTACACAATTATAAAATTGCCACACTTTACGTGGGATCATTGACATATTAGCTAATGATCGTGAGTATTGCATCACCATCACGTTTGCTTTTACATTCTTCGGATCTCGTGTTATTGGTGTATCTCCAGGTCTCGCTGCAAGACCGTAATGTGAAGCGAGTATTACCCATGGTCTTATTACGAAATCAACGAATGATGTATTAGTCTCTCTAAACTCAAGCGCAAGTGTTGGCGGCTCGATTTGTCTCCCGTTAGCTATTATGCCTGGCGTAAAACCGCGATTGTTTGGTACGCTTATAGATCCGACATCATACTGTTCATTAGGTAGAGTAGCGCTGTAGGTAAACAGACATCCTACTATTCTTTGTGTTGCATGATTATATGTCGTGTTTTTTGCAACGTCAATATCAAACCCGTGCTTACTACCGTCTGTTCGTTCAAGCGTCTGAAGAACTTCTGTGGTCAGATTTCGAGGTAAACTTTCAATGAGGACAATCCACTGTGTTGATAGCGGTGTTGCTGTAATCCACGAATCCATCTGCGCGAGAAAATAATCCCGTGCACTTATAAGAGGTTGACCAGGTATATTAGTACCAATGAGTTCGGTGATTTGTGGAGCAAACGGCGGGTTAGTACCGTTAATTAACCCCACAGCGTTGTTTAGCGCGCTAGTTATTGGATCTGTCACTTAATTATTTATTAAGTCTACGCTGATCTCGTGAAGTAGTGATAAGATAATGTAGTAGTAAACTCTACTGTTTCACCTGTACCTGCTGCAATATTATAATTTAATGCACCAACAGATCTCGGTGATACACCGACTAGTGTGTACTCTGCGACTTTAAGCATTTTATTGTCGAGCTGAACGAGAGTGATGTATGATGTTTGCCTTGGTGTGAGGTAATCACCTGTGCTGGTTGCATCATCAAACGTATATCTTGACCAGTCTTCGAATTTTTGGCGTATTTGTGATTTTGCATCAGCATAGAAGGTAAGTGAGTAGCTATCGCTACCTGGGTATACTGCATTACCTGGTACGTTAAAGTTAAGACCCATAAACGGTACAGGTACATTTGTTATTGCTCTTTCAGGTAATGTCGCAGTTTTGACATATACAAGATCAGAATTATCAAAAACAATTGGTTGTCCTGCAGCGTTTACTGCACTACCTGTATTGATTTGTAATACACGGAAATTAAAATCGCGAGCGAATTCTCTTTCACGTGCTACTCTGTAGAAGTCTTGGATTAGTTGATTTACGTCTGCCATATAATTATTTAGTTAAATGTTAGCTATTTAGGCAACAATTTCTTGGAAATTAGCTCCTGTTCTTGTTGCATAGAAGTTGACAAGAATAAACTCTGCAGCTCTCACTGGTTTGAGATATATGTCAACTATAAGTTCGTTTTGATCGATAACATCAGGTGTATTGTTTCTTTCATCGCATATGATCAAGTAGTCATATACACCTTGTGTATTTTTGGCGAGATCAAATATAGGTGAGAGAACGTTTTTAACATTTGTTCTTGTAAACAGTGTGTTAGGTTCAAATACAAAATATCTCACTGTATTTTTTGTCTGCACTTCGAGGTATAAGAATAGACGGCGTACGTTTACTCTATCAAATGCACTTGGTCTCTTAAGTGATGTCTTTTGACCGAAGATTACAAACCCTTCATTCGGGAAGAATACTACAGGGTTAAGTGATAGCTTATACAATTGATCACGTTGTTTTTGTTTCGGGAAAAATCCGAGATCAGTTATACCTGTCACTACACCTCTCGTAAACCCTGCAGGTGCAAACCATGGATAGAAGTTAGTATCTGTTTCAGCCATCGAGGCTGCTGCAAAACCTGAGAATGGTACCCATGTTTGTCTATTAGAAGTCATGTCTGCAACTTTTGCAATGTTAGCATATATTGCTACATAGCTTGAATTAATACCTGCAAATTGATTTCTTAACGGCCAGTAAATGTGTTGTGAGAAGTTTTTCTCTGGGTCATCTAATGTTTTAATATCATTACCTTCAACAAATATATTTGTAAGAGGATCTGCAATAAATAAGTGATCTTTACGCTTATTATCTGCAAAGGTGATAAATTCGTTTGCAACTGCAAGGTAGTATTGTGCTGCTTGCGGTATGGTATCCTCACTTTGTGCTGTTAACCCGTTTGTAAGGTTTGTATACGGTACCATGTCGTCAAAATAACCACTTGTTGAAGGGTTAAGTGAGTTTACATATACTGTACCGAGACCAGCTTCGCAGGTGATGCTAAGCGGATATATTTCGCTATTTTCGATTTTATCGAGACATGTCTGTACTTTCGCTGGTACATTACCGATTTTCTTTGTGTCGAGGCTTTGCTCTACATAATCACTTACTGCAAAAAGATGGTTTGTTGTCTTGAGATCGTTAACCATCGCTTGTACAACAGCAGAAGGTGCACCCATACGTGTTGTGTATGATGAGACTGTGTCATCTGCTAACGGTGCGACGCGTGGTCCACTTAAGAAGCGGACGTTTTTTGTTGGTACACCGTTAATATCATCCCACGAGACACCTTTATTTTTATTAGAGATGTAAGGGTTTACAAGAGTAATAATATTTTTAGAGCTGTCGTCAAGATTTTCGAGGAAGAATGTTTTTGCTGGTCCACCGTTTGGATCGTTAATTTGACTATAGTAATCGAGTGAAGCTACATAGCTCTCTTCAAGAATAAAGTCAAGTGCGATTGTATCAGGTGAGAAAATTGATTGACGTAATTTAAATAAACCAAAGGCGACAGTATCGTTGTCAACTTTAGAGCTTATATTAAAGGATGGCAAGTTTTCCATTACCTCAGAAACACTATCAACCACACCTTCGGCTGCTGCGGAAAGCGGGAAATTGAGACGTGTTGTCGGTACTTCAACGTACGTGCTTGTACCACCGTCATATATAGAAGTAAGAGTATTATTAATGGATAATACGTTAATAATATTATCGAAAGTAGTAGCAGGGTTGAGGTTTGAGTTATCTATAAGACCAACATAGTAACCTTCAAACTTACTATTAATTGTTGTCTGTGCTTTATTAAGCACTATAAGACCAGCTTTTCCAAAATCACTTACACTTGTAAAACCTGGCGTAGCTTTGCCGCTTGCAGACCAAGTAAATGCATCACCGCGTAAAATACCAAGATATTGTTCTTTTGTTAATTTTACGTGAGTTGGTTTACCGAAGAAATATGTACCATTTGCAATATCAAAGTTTGTTGAAGAAAGACCTGATGTTGAGTTGTATGTTTTGGTTGGGTATACAAGAGCACTATATGTGCTGCTAAAGTCAACACCTTGGTTTTCACCGTATGGCAATCTATAAACAAGTACATCTGCTGGTGTTTTTGATACCGCTTTTACGGTATGATAGAAATATCTCTCTGCAGAATTGGTTGGTACACCAAAAATACGCTCATATTCTGAGAGTGATCCTATTTGTATAGGTTCTGATGTCGGCCCTTTTGCGGCAAAGCCGGGAATAAAAACCGTTGTAGGCGGTGCACCTACCGCTCTCAATGAGAGATCTACTTCATTAATCTGAACACCGGGACTCTGTATCGTTCTTGCCATATAAATTATTTATGGCTTTTAGTTTTACTTTTTAAAAAATGACAAACTATTCTGAAAATTTATATATAGTCGTTTAAAGGTTCAACTATTAATTGTGAATAATCATATGTAAAAGATGATTCCATTTCATTTGAATTACGGTAATCATACTCTATACCTCCAAGACCAGTAGGGAATGATTGAATATATTTAAATTCTATAATTTTTTTGTTATATTCATCTAACCCAAAAATGGAAATATCACACCTATACTCAAGATTTGATTTATTGCTTGTTAAATCTTGTATATCGTATACACCTATCTGATCATCATTTAAAAGTTTTAACCATTTATATATAAACCAGTAGTTATTAAATCTATTATCTATAGTAAATTTTACAGAGTTAGGTTGATATGGTTTTCTTGCATGGCTTGTATGTAATAGAGAGTGACCTGCATAAGGTGTTGTAACTGCAGGTACCTCAATATCAGGTACTATATGACCATATATTGAAAATTGTAGACTTTCTGGTATTATAGTATCAGGAGAACGTATTTGTTTTGATGATATCTCACGTAATGCCGGGGGTATATTAATAACCATGAGAAATTTGTCTTTTCTCGATTTGTTTAATGGGCTTTGTATGTATGTTATTTCGTTTGCCATGTATTAATATAGTGGTTTCCACCCTTCACTCTCTAAAGTCAACATCTCTGCATTTTCTTCAAGGTTTTCATCAAAAAGTATAGGTAGCGGTGGTGCTGCTTCATCACTATTTTGTTGATTACTATACATTGATGTAGGGTTTATGAAATATTTAATACCGTAATCTAATGTTCGTATTTTTAATGGTCTTTTATTATCATCATATTCTTCTATCTCAAAATATTTTTCAACTAATTCATTTTCTAATATAATAAGAGCCCATATAAGACTCATTACTCTATCATCATGAATATCGGTCCCTGGTTTTGCAGACCACGTGCCGTTTGGATATCTTACAAAGTTTTTTAATTCGTTTAATGTGCGAATATCGTGTATCCGCACACTTTTTAGCTCGTTTACAAAATATCTCATATTAGTAACACCTTTATATTTGGTATTTGTATGAGCTACGATACCTATTTTATTAAAAGATAGATTACCTGCCTTAACGCCGTAACTTACGATATTCTCATAGTTATGTGTATGCTTTAACTGATCTACTACTTGCGCACCGCAGTTATTTCTTTCAATTAATGCAGGTGGTGACCCCCAGTGTTGTAATATTTCGTGTAATTTTGTAGTAAAATTAAAGGGGCTTATAGTTTTATCATGATAAACGGCGACTTGTCTAATATTTTGTAATTCGGTTATATCTAATACCTGAACAACACTAGCTGCTTCACCAACACCCTCACTTACGTCGACGCCTGCTACATATAATCTGTCACTTTTTGGTTCATCCCAAAGCAGATACTTACCTTCGTCATATACCAATGTAGGGTCGCAGCAATCTGCACGTAATTCCTCAAATAATTTTTCATCTACCGCACTTTCACCTGTTTCAACAAAAACATTACCAAATTCTTGATCAAATGCTTCACGATTTCCTAAAGATCTAATAGTTTTTTCTTTCCATACCTCATCACGTCCGGGTACATCCCACCAATCAACACGTTCTGCGTGCCAATCATTTTTACCTTCTGTTGCTTCAGAATAAAGTTTGTGAAATAAATTGCCTGTACCCTTTGGTGTTGAAGCTACAAATATTTTTGATTTTTTGGATGAAGAAATAATAGGGTAAACAGAGTTCCAAAAGTCTTCAACAAGGTGATTATCAATAAACGCAAGCTCATCAAGAATTAGACAGTTACAGCTGTCACCACGACCTGCATCACTACTTGTAGTAGATATACCTATACTTGACCCGTTTGCCAATGACATAGATGTTTTACCATACTCTAAAACACCTGGTTTTAAGTAATTGGGTAGTTTTTCATATGCAGTACGTACCCGTTTAAAAATATTCATAGCAGTTACTTCTTTGTTAGCTACAATTAATGTACGCTGATCTTCAAAAAAGCATGAATTCCATAATGCATAAATAGTCATAAGTGTTGTTTTACCTATCTGTCTACTTGCAAGTAATACAACAAACCTACTATCTCTTAAAGCACGCAATATTCTTTTTTGAAATGGATGAAGTTCAATTTTTATTTTACCGCGATCGAGGTTTGTAATATAAAAAAAATTTTCCGCAAAATATAATATGTTTTTTCTACATTTTTCTATATCAATTACCCACTCCGGGTGATCTGCATAATCAAATGTAGCATCTGGTGTCGGTAACTGCTCGTTACCTAAATAGTATTCTTTTTTTTGTTTTTTAGTCGCCATATATATAAGTATATATACATGAACTTAACTCGTACAATGGAACAGCTCGGTGAGCTATATGAAGAAAAAGTAACTTTACCAAAAGATACGTTTCAGGTTGAAACTTCGAAAAAAGCTGCACCTGCAAAAGGTAAAGGCAAAAAGCCTTTTGTATCATCACCGTCTGGCCCTGCAGAAGCTGAAGGTATTAAGGAAGAAACTATAGATCCTAAAACCTCAAAAAAGAATAACTTCTTTGAGCCTAAAAAATTTTCTCAAAATAATGAAAAAACAGAAACACAAAATATAAATAATTTTATGAACAAATCTATTTTTGATAAGCTTTACGAGGATGTAATGTCTGAACGCCTCGATGATACAGAAGTTAATGATGCTGAGGCTCTCGGCTTGCCTGGTGAAGGCGAAGGCGAGGGTGAGATGGAAGGTGAAGATACTGTCACACTTACCATGGATCGTGAAACAGCACAAAAATTACATGATCTTTTAATGGGTGTTCTCGGTGGCGAAGAAGAGCCAGCCGTTGAAGAAGAGCCTGAAATGGGCGGTGAGATGAGTGAAGACGCTGAAGAAAAAGACGAAGAAGAAGAAGTTGATGATGAAGATAGCGACACACTCGGTGAAGCAACAGATATTAAAGAGCTTAAAGGTAAAGGTGAATCCTTACAGAGCAAAAATAACAAGGTCGGCGATGTAACTGGTAAGCTCACATCAAAAGGTGGCGGAGAAGGAAAAGTAACTGATGAAGTAAGCTCAAAGAGCACTGGTAAGCATGCCATTGTCTCAGATACAGATTCCGGCAACCTCAAGGGTAAGAATAATAAAGTTGCCGGTAAGGCATCAAAGGTCGGCGAATATCTCGCTGGTCTCAAGTAAGATAAATAAAAAATAGATTATAAAGAGCCTTATTTTCGAATAAGGCTCTTTTTTTTGTATAAATATTTCTGTGAATTTTAAAGACTATTTTAATACGAAGAGTGTTGAGCCGACAAAGAAACGACATATGCATCCTATAGGTCGCGATGTTTCATCACATCCACAATCACCGGGTAAATTTGTACCTGATATGCATCGTACTATACATAAGAATCAAAAGCTTAACACTCTCATGAAGCAGCAATCAGGTAAGGCAGTTTTGAGTAAAAAAGATATAGCACAAATTGAAGGTGAATTTCCGCCTTTGAGATTTGACCCTAATAAACCCAAAAAGATAGGTAATACAGGTGTTACACTACGGTTTGATGCTTCTATGAATAGACCTATTATTGAAAAATAAACACAATGGAGACAAAAGATTATTATACAGGCGGTATTGAGACAAGTGTATATCCTATGTCTTTTCAGGATAACGAGTGTTTTCGTATTACTGATAAAGATAATAATGAGTCAGAGCGCTTACTTGTATCAAATTACTGGCGTGAATTAATAAATCTTTACGGTCAAAAAATTAATTATTACGTTAATAATTTCGCTCTATCATCTGCAGATTTATTGTATGGTGAAGAGCCATTACAAAAATTCTCACCACCTGTTGCAATATTGGCGGCTGTCAATCTTAATGATAATGCTTTAATGTTGAGTAAGTACGGTCTTCTTTCAGAAGATGAACTAACAGCATTTATTCATATAAGTGGGTTTTACGCTACCTTCGGTTACGATAAGGAGCCAAAATCAGGTGATGTGTTTCAGTTAATTGAATATGGTAGAGATAGACCAGGTGGACGTGATGGTAAGTTTTTTGAAATAACGGAGCGACTTGATGAAGATGTCGCACAAATAAATGCACTCGCCGGTCATTATGTCTGGTTGATTAAAGGTAAACGATTTGAGACATCGTTTGAGCCGGGGTTATCAGCTGACGCTGTTAATAATCAGGTATATGATGATACAAAGAATACTTCTTTGACGGCGATGTCGGGTGCAAATAAGCCTTACTCGTTCAATGTCGATGTTGAGTCTAAGACCATTTTTGATTATTCAAAAACTGATTATAGCGACGTTTACGGTGGATATTATTAAGTGTCGGTACTTCTACTATAAAAAGCATCGTAATCCGGCACTCGCTCATTTCGGTAAATACCTATCATCTTATCTGCTTCTCTGCAACTACTAAACGGTATTTTTACCCTATTGCGCTGTGTATCAACAAATGTATAAATAAGCCCGTTCTCTTCTTTCTCGATTTTTAGAATAAAATAAGTAGTACCGGGTATCAGTTTTTCACCCGTCTGTGTTTGTCGTATTCTTAACTGTGAATTAACTGTGAATTGTGTACCGGTAATGTAGTGCATGTAAAGTCAATTTGATCATCATTTTGTTCGAGAATCTCAAGTTCACACTTCATAGATTCATATCGTTCTGTAATATATTTTTGAAAAGCAAGCGGCTTAATCCAATCCATATCTTCATTCTGCAAGCGGTGACCGAGCTGTTTCATTTTACCTGAAACAATGTCGACAGCTTCAAGTAGACAAAGCCAACGTGTATATTCATTTTTCGACATTGTCTCACTGCCCTTTGATGTATTTATTGTTATGTGCTCGTTTGAGTGTTTCTGTTGCATACCCGAGTAATATACATGAAATATCCTGTACGTCAATATTTTTTTCGTCGACAGATAAAGTTTCTGTCGCTACATATAGAGTTTCAAAAAAAGATATTATTGTTTTTTGAGCATTTTCATATATTGAAATAGCTAGTAATCTTTCTTTATCATCAGTTATATTTTTTTTAAATGCTGAAATTATAGTATTAATATACAATAAAATAATATTTTTTAAAAATAAGTTGTACGTTGTTGATGCTTTATAAAATGTATAACCTTCATCAAATTTTTTTGCTTGATCAATAGTTAAAAATTGCTTCAATTGCATTGTGAGTCGATCGTAGTCGACAGCTTCAGGCTGCAATTTTTGCGAAAAAATATCGTTAGGTTTTTCCGTCGTAATATTAGCTATACTATTTGGTATCATCTATTTTCGGTATGCTAATTTTTTGTGTACTTGTCTCAAGTATAGGTTGAGTTGCAAGAGCCGTGTCAATATTAATATATACTTTAATAAGTTTTTGGCAAGTAACGCATGTATACTGATTGTCAGTGTTAAATCTTAGTGGAACGATTTGCTTGTGATTCGCAGAACATGGACACGTTACCTCGGTTGTCTGGAAGCTAAGTTCTTTGAGCTGCTCGAGTTCTATTTTACGTACCCGTAAAATAGTAATACTATCGACAATATAATTAAACCCGTTATATAATGCAAATTGTATAACAAGACTAGTAATTACTGATACAAATATATTTACACCAACAGTTACAAAGAAAAGTGTAATAGCCGATGTTATTGTAATAAGCAGTAAAAGCTGCTTTATAAGTGTTTTCACACAATTAACTTAAGAAACAGGTGGCGCTTTTTCAACTCTTTCTTTTGCTTTAGCAAAATAAGAATTTAACTCAAAAAGTGATTTTTTTAAAGCGGTAATAATCTCAGTAATTTCTTCCTCCATTTGTTTATTTTGCTTTATTGCAGGATTTTTAAGAGCATTTTTAAACATTGTAAGTGCATTTGATGTACCGATAATTAAGTCACCAAAAATTGAGACAGTGTTTGGAAGCGGGTATGGCATAACATTACCCGCTTTTGCAGTGTTAGGGCTTTGCGACTCGTGGTCTTTATTCGCATTTACTATATCTTTAAATTTTAACTGCTGTGTGCCAAACTCTTTTCCAGCAATACCTTGTACCCATTTATTATAGTACATTGTAGCATCTTCAAATAACAGCTTATTTTTCACAAAAATATTTAATACGTTGTATAAATAATTATATGAGTTTGTTTAGCAAAAAATTTAATTATATACTCGAAGCTGATGAAGAGCCACAACCAGCGCCTGCTAGTGATCGTGAAGCGATGGCTCAACAACTTGATACAGCAAGACCAAGTGATTTTGATGTACAGCAAGCAGGAAGAGCGCAATTAGTAGATCAACATAAAGCTAATCAAATTAAGCAACTCGATGAATGGATTGCGCAGCTCGATTCCTTTATTGAATTTTTAAACGGTACATCGCCAGAGTCTATTCAGTCAAAATTACATGAAGCTCCTTGCGAAACTATCTTTCAAGACATTGCACGTAGTGAAAAGAAAAAAATCTCACGTCTTGCTGCTGAATTAAGCTCGTTAAGTGAATCATTCAAAGGATACAAAATATCCGCTAACGATTAATATTACTGAGCATTAATTTTGCTTTTATACCTGAAAAACTGTTCTTAATAAAAAGTGATGGTTGTATTTCATACCTGTCACAGGCAATACAAAGATCGTTTATGTCTTTAAATTGTCTCCCTATCTGCTCAGGCCATATAAATACTGTTTCACCTTGATCAATTAAAATTTCTGTTTTTTTGTGACTAGCATTATCTAACCACTGACTATCTAAGACCCATATCTTTTTATACAGTCTAAAAAGTGACAATTGTTGTTCTTGTAGAACAGTGAATGTCTTGCTGCTTTTCTCTTGGATGCCTGCAACGGCTGTTGCATTACGTACAAAGAAAGCATCGATAGGTCCTTCAAAAATAAAAATATAATCTAATGATGGGTCAATTTTATTAATATTGAATAAAGATCTTTCCCCGTTTATTTTACCGAGATACTTTGGTCTGAGGTATGTATCTTTTTCATATATAGCTCTTGTCTGGTAAAAGATAATATCACCATCTTCGTTGTAAAATGGTATAATGATGCGGTTCTTATGTACTTTATCTGTTAAAGAGAGCCAAAGAGTATCAGGTCTGTTTACTGCCTTATCAATACGTCTCTCCTTTATAAGCTTTAATGCATCAGTTACTACTTTATTCTTGTTATAAAAGTGTAGCTGACTCTCATCATATAGGTTAATGCTATCAAGCGGCAACACGTGTTGATAGGTCTTCGTAGGCTCAATATCACTTTCATAGTGTAAGATGTCGAGCGGCAGTACATCGAAATGCTGAGATTCTTTGTAAATTTCTTCTCTAGTGAGACCTGATACCTGCATTATCCATTCGAGGGGATTGGAATACCAGCCACAATTGTGACAGCAAATGGCATTTTTATCTATTAGATAGTAACAACGTTTTTTTCGTCCCCATGAACGACCTTCACGACATATAGGACAGCACGCTTCATGAGCTTTAGAAAGCTTCTTGTACTTCGGAAACCCTGCATATTGATAGAATTTCTGTACAATATACTCTAACGGTAATATCACATATTAACTATATATGACTGCTGGGAATTTACAAGCTTTATTTTTGTATATCTGTTACAGAAACGACACCCTTACGAATAAATGCACCTGAAGCAGGATCGTAATACTCTGCTTCTACAATTTCTTTACCCTCTCGGATATATTTTTTAAGAATAGGGCGAGAAGGCTGTCCACTTATAGGTGATGTGATGATCTTTGGTTGAATTATATCCATGTTATTATTTATGCTTGTGCGGTATTTTTAAAATATTGTGCCACACAAGCCTTATAAGCGTATTTAGGTAATTTCTCTACAACATCAACTATACGCTCTTTTACCCCGAGATTAAACTTATCAATAGGTATTTCACGTATCTTCATTTCCGGTAAAACAAGAAATGAGTGAACGTTTTGACCTTTTTTTGTAGAGATGTAGACAAGGAGTTCTCCTAGATATACACCACCGGTAACCGCATATATGTATCTTTTCTTAGGGTGTACTGACGAAAGCTTACTCGTCAGTATCTTCGTCAGATAGTGAAGCATTTTGAAAGAACTTGTTTACGAGTGTAGCGAGTGAATCAGCTTCTTGCTGTGTATGTGCACAAATGTATTGAATTGGTGTACCATCGAAAGTATAACCAAGAACAATAAAGCAGTTTAAAAATTCTTCTATAACACCAATAAGCGATTCAAGATTTTTTTTAGTAATATTTTTTTCCTGAATCTTTTCTTTCAAAAAGCTAGAAAGAGCAGATTGGATAACCTCTTTTGCTGATGCATCTTTATTCGGTGTAAACGAATTATTGTTATCAGGATCCTGAGGCTTCTTGTGATTGTTCTTGTCCTTCATCATTATTATTTATCTCTTTTGATACAAATCGTGATCTGCCTTGATAATGAGTATTAGATACACCCTTGGTTATCAAGTAGTCAATAATCACTTCGATACTGCTTGTGTTAAGAAAAATATTTTTAGGCATACTTACACCACCGTCGTTAAATTCAAACATAACATCACCGAGACTATCTTTATTATTGTAACAAGTAATAAACACAGATCTTTCACCAGGATTAACAATTGCTGTCCATCGTCTTGGATCAGCTTTATCATACATTGTGAAAAGCTTGATTGCTATAAACCCGTTATCACGCAATCTTTTTATAAAATAACTCGGTGTTTTAAGTTTGTTCTTACTCATACTAATTTGCTAATGCTGATATAATAAATTTAATCTTCGTTTTCTCAAGCTCAATGTTAAAAGTCATAACACCTAGCGACGATGCTATATTACATACTGATGTATTAAATTTCATAGAAGAAATTATTCTAAATATCTCAAAATTCAATGGTAGTGGCTTGGTGTTTGGTTTACCTGTATAATCTGATGAAATAAGTAACCCATAAGAGTCAGTGTTCGCTCTTGCATGATCTGTTAATTCACCGTGTACTTCTTTATCAATAAAAGACAAGTAGATCTTATTTGTATCAGTAGCTATTGTACTACCCTTTACGAGGGATGATATTGATGCATATGCTAGAGTAAATTTGCTATCAAAATCGATAGTCTCAAGCTTTTTAAGATCTATCTTGGGTACAGTAATAATACCGTCATCATATAAATGATATTTAAAACGTATCGTTTTTGAGCTATAACTTATATTATTACTGCTTAATGTTAATTCGAAACCCGGTGTTTCAATACACTGAATTACTCTACATAATTTCTTTACGTCAGGTATATTAAGAGTAGCTTCACAATCTATGCTTTCATCTTCATAGCTAATAGAAATAATACTCGTATTATCTGCTGTGCTTACCAAGCTATCGATTCTGCCCGGTGTAATCTTAAGAGTAGCACTTTCTGCTATCTTACCTATTGAAATAAGAAAATTATTAAGAAATATATCCTTATTAGGAATTGTTAATTTCATACCATTATTATATACATTTAAACAGACTAAGCAACGTCTGTATCAGTCCTTTTTTTTATTGGCTGACGTAATAATATCGGTAAGTTCGCGAACGGATGTGTGAAGATCTCTCAATTCGCGTGTATGTGAATTGAGGACTTTCATTATCTCCTCGTAATAGCTCGGATTAAAATCAAACTCTAACTGACCATTATCTGTTACTTGTTCTGGTGCAGGCTGCGGTAGTGATTGTTGTATTGCAGGTGCTGTGATAGGCTGCTGAGGAACTGGTTGTGGTGGTGGTTGTATAACACTCTGCGGTTGCGGGATGCTTCTTAGTACTGCTTCCGGTTGAAGCATCATCCCGTTAAGTGTATTAGTTTTATTAATAATATGTGAATCAAGTGTCTTTAATTCACCTATATTCTCTCCCATGAATTGGAGTACCGCCCGCTGAATTTCAGCGGGCGTTGGCTCTCTAAATGCATCATCCATTATTATTCAAGCCCCTTGAGAAGGTCTTCGATTGTATCATCAGCAAATGTTGAAGATGTTTGCTGTGGTGTCGGTTGTGTTGGTGTAGGTACGCTCTTGACAGGTTGCGGCACTTCTATATCCTTACTCTCTTCTGTGACATCATCGCTTGTTTCAATTCCGTAGTAATGTTCATCGAGGAGCTGTTTAATCTCATCATTATCTTTCATTGTAACAAAAGACTCAAGATCAAATGCTTTGTTATAGATTTCTTTAATATCATCCTCTTCAACTCCAGGTATTTCTTTCGGTAGAGCGAATTTTGATGATACGTATGTAGGGTAATCACCTTGCTTCTCTACTTTAATTCTAAAGCTACATCCCTTAGGAGAAAGATCAAAGATTCTTGGTCCGAAGTCAACTGCTTCTTCACCCTGCATAGCATCCATAATAATTTTATGGAGCTGTTTACCGAAGCGAAGAACTTTAACTTGTCCATTATTTTCTTCATTTACAGGATCATTAACTACATAAACATTCACATACCAGCTTTCACGTCGCGTCAAAGCAACAGCTTTTGCTTTTTCTTCCTCAGTACCGGTTCGAAGAATACGATAACGCTCTTCCGCGATCAAATCACGCTTACCCCAGGTAGCAGGGCTTGTAATATTAATAAGCTGACCGTTTGCAAAACTCTTCCATGTATATGCATAATAATGAAAGAAAGTCTTAGCAGGATCCTTAACATTAGGAAGTAGGCGTACGGTGTATGTATTACCTGCTTCTGTCTTGAGGATATCTTTATACTTGTTTGTTGTTGGTGCCGTTTCTTTAGTAAGGGCGGATTTAATGCTTTCGAACATATTGGATGTAAATGCTGTTGTGCTCATATTTAGTCTTTATAGTAAGAAAGTATAGGTCATTAATCAACTGTTTTTTTCAAAATTTCTGATGCTTTCTGTAATCCTAACTCAACAAACGCTTTTGCTTTTGTTGACCCATGTAGTTTTATTTTTGTCACCCGTACTTGCTCGTATATTTGTTCATCAAACATAAATTTTATAATTTCTGTGTCGACTTTTCTAAACATTTGTTCGAAATTGTTAAATCCGTGGAGGGTATACGTATTGATTTTATGTTCTTTAAGATGTATAAGAAATGACGGTACATTATCTTCCTTATGACTAATATAGTCGTCTATTTTAATTTTATTTTCTTTGCAAAAATTAAGAATAAATTTTATTGACTTTTGAATGCGTAATAGCTGGTCGGGGCTATCAGGTGCAAGATTTTGTAGATATTTTTGATATAACGTATATGATTTTACAGCTTTTAGTGTTGTAAAATATTGTAGATCAAAAAAAGTTTCATCAGGATAGATAGTAAATGGTGCAACAAAAAATTCTTCTATATCTATATGTTTATGTTTTGCAAAAAAGGTTGAAAGCTTTTTCAAATATATCTTTGAAGTGTCATCTAGGGATACAAAGTTTTTTCTTAGCTTGTACGGCTGCTTGTTTTTCTGTCTCGTAGTCTTGAGATGTAAATTGTATATATGCTCTTCAAATTCTGATACCTGTAATTCCATTACAGGTTATATAATAATCTTCTTTTTTGTACTATTCAAGAACTTCATAATATATTTACTTTTGTGAAGGCTGGGGTCAAACTTAAGAAATGTCTGTACAACTGCAAAATCACTCGATATATCGCAATAAGTTTTAAAAAATGACCGCAACTCTTTATCTTGCAACAAAAGAAGAAATATGTTTGCTAGATTAAGCTTTTTAGTATGTGTAAGTGTAATAAAAGTACAGAACGAGAGAAACAGATGGTTTAATTCGTATTCAAGTAATGCACTGCTGCAATGTTTGTTCATTCCGGTCAATATTATTAATTATTGACTGACCGGATAAATCAATACATTACCTTGATAGGGTTGCTAGTAAATTTGCCGAAGAAGAGCTCGCCTCTGTATCATTTACATGCTCGTCTTCAGTTATCGTAAGTGTAGAATAATCAATCCGCAATAAACAATTACCAAAAGCAGGCCCGAATCGGTTTTTCATCATACCCATTCGGATTACACCGAGCTCACGATCCGTATCTTCCTGCCATATACTAACAATTACATCTGCGGTCATCGCAAGACCCATACTCTCTGAGATAGTATTCATACCTGGGTCAGATATTGAAAATCCAGATCGGTTTAGCTGTGTAGCGGTTATTATCGGGCAATTGAAATGGTAAGAGAGAGCGCGTAACTGCTCTGTAGCGTGCTTAACTCTTTCATAGCTATTGTTACCGGTAGTAGAATGCAATAAATTTACATAATCAACAACAATAGCGTCAAATTTTAATCCATTGCTACACATTTTCTTAATATAAGCCTTGAGGTACGGTAACGTTATAGTGGATGGCGGAAACTCTTTAATTAAAATCTTTGCTTTGGGGTTAGCTTCAGCATGCTCGTTAAGTTGTTGCCTGAGTGTAGATGATTCTGACTTAAGCTTACTCAATGGTATTTTTGTAATACTTGAACTCAATCTTTGAGCGTATACTAATTCAGGCATTTCAAGAGAAATTAGCAAGACAGTCTTACCTTGATTAGCAATATTTGTCGCGACGTTGCCGAGAAAAATACTTTTACCGATATTTGTTTCACCGGTAAAAACATACAAAGCTCTACCTGACTCAATGAAACCACCACTAATCTTCTCATCAAACCAGTTCCATTTTGATGGAATAAACCGTGTTTCAGAATTTATTTCTTCAATGATCGTGTCAACATCATTAAAAAGATCTAATCCTGTATCGGTTGTAAGTGAAATATTACATGCTGATTCAAACTTGTCGAGAATTGCTGAGGTGTCAACTGCTTCTTTATTGATATTATCAGCAATATCCATCATTGTATGAAATACTGCCTTCTCTTTTAAAAATGTCTCTGTATTTGCAGTTAATTCATCATTATTAAAATTAGTATCTATATCTGCAAAACGTTTTACTACTGTTTTAAAAGATTCTTTCGTCTCATCTGTCAGTAGATGAGCTTTAAGTTCAGTCAATGTTGGTGTGGTACCTCTCTTCTCAAAAAAGTCACGTATTAAGAGAAAAACAGCTCTTATATCTTTATCTTTAAAGTATATTGGCTTAACGTGATCAATAATGGAGGACAAATAGGATTCATCAGTAAGCGATTTATATGCAACAATAGTTTCAAAAAAATTTAAGTCAATCTTCGACATGTATTATTATTATATGATCATTATTGATAGCAATCAATAACTCTTATACTCTTCAAGGAATGTTTCTTGGCTCGTTGTAAATACTTTATTGTATTCGCGTAGCCCGTGTGAATGATGTGTAACCCATATCGGCACTACACCTATTTTTAATTTTTTAGTATTTGCATCCAGGCAGCTTGCAATATCATAATGATGAAAAGAATAATTTTCGTTAAATTTCCAACCTGTTTTGCTTGCCGTTTCGGTATTCACAGACATAAAAAGACCGTCGATGACTGTGACTCTTGCTGGTGTTGGACCGAAATTGGTTATAAAACTCTGGTTAGTATTTTCTATATAATGACCTGCAAATCCTCTTAAATTTGGTCCGAATCCACCACACATAATGTGCCATAGTGCTGGTGCTTTTATTTGCAAATTGACACCACCAGCAACACCAATTATATCATATTGTTCGTGATATTGGCGTAGTTTTTTTACTATTAATCCATCCTCTATACACGCATCATCGTGAGCAAAGACAACTATTGAATCTTTATCCTTGTTGCGCTCTAAGTACTGATTGTATCTCTTACTTAAGCTTTCTTTATTTTCCGTATAAAAATGTATATCATCAAAATATACCTCGGTAGCAGATTGTATTTGTTGTAAGCTTTTATACAAGGTAGTTTTTTTGTAATCGCTTTGCTGCGTGCAAGAAACTATTTTTACTTTTTTCATATTACAAGAAACGGTGAATTTGTATCAAAACCACCGACTTCCGTCACACCTTCCGGAGTTAGAAGATAGAGTGTACCCTCAGTGAGAGGTTGCATTCCTTTAGTCTCAACGGATGAGAAGTCGTTTGTTAGAAAATTACTATAAAGTGTACTACCGCATCGCGCTATATACGTATTGCATGACAGCTTATTATGTATCCAGAGACCGTATGTACCTTCTATATAAGATAATGTCTCTATTATTGACTCAATCTCGTCGTACCCTTCATCACTAAGAGTATACAAAAGAGCAGGTATAAGAGATGTATCTACAACGTTGTACAAAGTGTCGTCGTTTATTCGCTTTTTTATTTTATCGCAGTTCGTTAATACACCATTATGCGCTACTAACCACTCGTTGCAGCAGAAAGGATGAGTAGTGTCAGCATTATATTCTCGCTGACAGCTTGTAGGTGCCTGTGTATGCCCGAGATATAAATTAAAATCTTTAACCTGTATCTCATGACTTTCACTAACTAATAGATCTGTCTTTTCGAGATTTATTGTGCCTTCTGTTTTAATAGTTACAACAAGATTTTTATTCCGAACAAAAAGACCTCCATATGAGAAATCACCTCTAGTTCTTCCTTTTTCGTATAATTTTTTATATGTTGTAAATTTTGTTGAGCCAAATATCGAGCAAATAAGTTTCGTGCCTCCCTGTAATAAATATATACGAGAGAATAAATATTTCAAGCCATGAATAAGGATTGTAATTTAATTTTTGAACAATATAAAAACCGTGTTATATTGAATGAGCTCGACCTCGGTGCGGAATATGGGACATTCGGATCTGCAGTATCAAAAGGTGTCGGTGAACGTGAAAAGACAAATGATACATATGTTTTTAAGATTTTAAAAGCAGCATTAAACAAATCGACGGAAGAAGTCGCTGACATTCTTGCAAAACCAATATATGATGAGTTATTTCCCGGCGGAAAATTTGCTGCTTCTGGTGATAAAAGAGAGCAGCTCGGTAAATTGCAAAATGCTATTCAGCAAAAATTACCTGCTGTAATACAACAGCTTAAGTCATCATACCCTGAGCTTGAAAATGTAAAAGGTTTAACTTCTAGCGCTATTCATGGATACACTGCTCGTATTTTTAGAGGTTTTATACAAGATGTTGTTCAGGCTCTTGAAGATGAAGTACAGGGTGATGAGCCGCCTTCAGAAGGTGAAGTACAAAGTGCTGTCGCTACTGCAGTACAGCAAACTGCTGACAAACCTGCACCTGTTGCAGCACCAGAAGGTGAACCTGCAGTAAGTGAGCCTGCAGCAGGTGCCCCTGCTGCGAGCACTGAGCCAACAAGCAACAAATACATTGAAGCAGCTAAGAAGCTTGTGTATTCTGTTGAAGGTGGTATGGAGATGTCTGAGCTTGCAAGAGAAATCGGTCAACTTTATGTTCAGAGTGATCCAGAAATCTCAAGCAAGAGCGCTGAAACTCGAGCCACAGGTTTAATAAAAGGCCTTATTAATAGAGGTATATTTGATACCGATGGGTCAAAAGTTGTCCCTGGTGAGTCTGGCGACGATTTAGAAGATGCAGGCGACACTACAGATGTAAATCTCGATCCTGAAGAGTATGCATCAAAGCACTTTATGCCACAGACCGGTAGATCTTACTGGGCACAGCAAAATTAATATTAATGACTGACGATACCAACAAGCTTGCTTTGCTTTACGAATCTCAAATCGTTAATGAAGGTATACTGTCGCGAGCTGGAGCACGCGTCGCTGGTGCAAGTACTGCAGCTGGTACATATGCAAAAAATATTGGTAAGTCACTAATCGGTAAAGCTACAACAGGCTCTGGTGATGCATATGCATCAGGCAAGTTAAACTACATCGTCAAATCTGCTTCGACAAATTTAATTAAAGATTTACAAAAGCTCGGATTAATACCGAAAGGTGAGGTGAGACAGTCAACAATAACTAAGGTACAAACTGCACTCGGTGAGTTGTTGCAATCCGGTGAGCTTACTAGCAAAGACAGTCCAGAGAACGGCGATACAGTAATGTTTAAAAACGAGCCGTATATATGGTCAGGCACCGGTTGGGCTAAATATAACCCTACAACTAAGAAGGCAAGCAAGTACGCACCAAAGCCGTTGCAGCAGCAAATTACTGCTATCTGGCAGGGAGCTTAATAAGCTTATCCCATGGTATAACTTTTGAGTACGGAACAGGATCTGGTATGCCTGCATCAACAAACCCTTTCAAACGTAGTGCGCATGCCGTGCATTCACCACACGCCACGTCCTTACCTTCATAACATGTCCATGTGTCAGTATAGTCAACATCATACTGTTGACCGAGTTTGATTATTTCTTTCTTAGATAGGTCGATAAGTGGTGCTTCTATGGATATTACGTGTCTCCTATTGAGTTTTGTAATATCGTTGATTTGATCGAGAAACTCAATGCTCCCGTCGTAGAAGCCCGCGACACTATCAGCTTGCGCTGCTCCGTACCATACTGTCTTAGCACCTACACTTTCCGCATACCCTGCCAAAATTGACAAAAATATAGTGTTTCTGAACGGTACATAGTTTACTGTTTGTGGGTCACCCATAACGTCTTTTGCCTTGGCTACGTCAATGGTATTATCGAGTAATGATGAACCTTTGAATTGCTGAAAGAACGGTAAATCAAGTATAACATTCGTTAATTTCTTGCTAGAATGACGTTCTATTTGACTCTTTACTATTTCAATCTCTTTGTGGTGCCTTTGACCGTAGTTAAAGGTAACTGTGTGTACAACGTCAAAGTCATGTAGTGCTTTATATAGTAGGACAGTTGAGTCCATACCACCAGAATACGATAAAACTACCTTATTCATTGTCTACAAATTCTTCTTCAATCTTCGGTTGTGTTTCACCGTCATTACTGTTGTATTTGTAATCTTCAGTAAGTCTCTTGTCGAGTTCTGGTATCAAGAAGTCTTCAAAGAAAGAGATATCCTTCACGAAATTCTTAGCATATCCCAGTTTTTCACCTTTTTTATACTTACCACTATCAACACCTACAACATATGTCGAACCAGTTTGTTCAACGATACCTCGTGCTGCTGCCATCTGTAGTAACCCGCTATACTTGTTAAGACCCGACTTGAATGAGAGGTACATTTCTGCTTCAAGAAACGGTGGAACAAAGCGATTTTTAACAGTCAATGCTCGTAGTGTAGTTCCTGAGTATTTGTTCGCTTCAGCAAGTTTTGTTGTGTTAACTGCACCTGCATCACCCTCACCTTCCTTCTCGTTGCGTTTAGCGAGCTGTACTAGAATACTCGCCATATACACCGGTCCAGACCCACCTGCTTGGTTTTTTATGAGCGATGGATACATTGCACCAGGATCAGCATACGTATGGTTGGTAAACAGAATCGTCACGCCAGCACGCCCTGCCTTATAGGTAAGAGTGCGTAGTAAACTCTTCAAAGATTTCGCTCTCAACCCCATATCTGCTGCAGATTTATCCTTTGCAATGTCATCGATTTCTTTCTGTGAGGAAAGATTGCCAAGACTGTCAATACTAATAATAAACTTACCTTCTTGCTTATTTTCAATAACACTATCCAAGAATGCAGATAGCTGATTCCTGCACTGATCTACCGTATAAACAGGTACATATTTCGTTTTCGAAGGGTCGAGACCGACGCCTTTTGTTGAACCTTCATCGATGGCAAATTCAGTGTCAAAAATGACCGGATATACGCCTTGCTTCTGAGCATTAGCTAAAATTTTATTCACAATAAATGTTTTTCCAGTCATTGATTCACCGGAGAATCCCACAATTCTACCCTTTGGTACACCGCCTTTTCTACAACTACCGCCAAGGATAGCATTCAGTGCATAACATCCTGTGTCATACCAAGTATCGACATTTGATAGGGCATTCTCGTCTAGGAATGTTGCCTCGCTGTTAAGTGAATCTAGCTTCTTGAATATATTATCGATTTCTTTTTCCATACATAGTAGTATATATGAAATACACGGCTTATCAAATAAAAAAAGCGAAGAGGTTAATCTTCGCTTTTTTAAAAGTTAGACTGTCAGTTGATTATTCGTCAAACAGCTTAACGACCTTATCACCTGAATTTGTCGCAGCTGCAGCAGTTGGTGCAGCAGCAAACAATCTATGATACTGCTCTACGAGACGAGCGTCATTATCAACGTTTACACCGAGTACAACAGATGAATAATGGAACTTCCATGTAGTACCCTCGACTTTACTCTTCTCACCTACAAATTCTCTAAAATAAAGAGGTATTGTCTGTACGTTGAGTTGACCATTCTGCGTAGGTTGTACGTGAATTATTGCAGGATTTTTTACTAAAAATGACTGCTTGTCCTCTGTATCTCCTTGGTGGAGACCGATAAGTGTTCTGCCGATATGATCGACGAAGGTGATGAGTTGTTGTTCCATAATTTCAAATAGTATTTTACATATATTTGTAGCAAAATCAACTATACACCTAATAAATCAAATAAATCTGTTTGACCTTGTTGACTCGGTGTCTTAAGCTTCCACTTTACTGCTTCGTAAAAACGCTGTATTACTGAGTGTATAATCTTCTCAAAAATCATTTCGTAATCTGGCTCGAAAATACCTTCAAATTCCTTAGGATATTCGTACTTGTATCCTATTACCGACAGACCGTACCTATTAGGTTTTCTAACATAAAAATAACGAATATGATCACCGGATGATATCGTTTCATATTTTCTCTCGATATTAAGTTTTTTAACGAACATATTATAGTAGTATGCCGCTTTCACGTGAATAGGCATTCCTTTCACAGTTTTAAACTGATCACACTGCGATGCATACTTCTCGTAATTCTTTATGCCCATTACTGAAGAGATATCATCGACGCTCAATGTCTTGAATATATCGTATGTCTCAATGAATACTTTATCAGTTTCGGCTCTTGATTTTGTTGTTAGCATTGTCTCGATAATCTTCTTAACATGCTCTTTAATAGTGGCAGGCATCGTCGTTCTCACCACCTCTACGCCGGTATATTTAAATTTACTGCACGGTATACCTTCCTCGTCTAAAACATGCAATACATATCTTTTCTTCTGTAAAAATAAACCTGTATCTGCTATGCGTTCTCTCTTAAAATTTAATCTACAGTCTTTTGAGCCGAGAGATTTACACCCCCATTCCTGAATACCTTTGTTCAAGTAATCTTCAATATTCCTAACTGCATCATAATACTCCTTTGTTATTTTACCGTCTTTATTAAACATTTTTATATTTTTATGCTTAATGAGATGTTTAATAGAGATATACGAACTATCCGTATCGTTATAGATGATGGGGGTGTCTTTCTCTAATTCTTCAGGCTTCAGACCAGTTTGTTCACAAATGTAATCCATCAATAATTGATTTGATTGCTTAATGGTTGCTTGGCCAGTTAAGGTAATAGATTCTGCTAACTCATCATCACCGAGCGGACTATGCTTGTTACCAAAATACCCGTAAATCGTATTAATTAGAATCTTGATTGTATGCTGCGTAATATTGAGGTTCTCAACCTTCTTTTGCATTTCATTATATTCTTTAGTATCTTTCTCACAGTTTAATTGCTCACGCTTAGCTGCAGTAAGTAGCTTTTTAATCTCGACGCGTTTCTTGTAATAGTGATCTACTGCTTCAGGTATAATACCTTTTGTCTTTTGTGAGAATAAAACTTTAGCTTTTGATATGGCTATTTCTTCCTGTTTCACAAATGAAGAAAACTTTTCTTTTGTAAGTGTAAAGTGTGATCCGTTAACATGCTTTATTGTAATCTCATCATCAGTTATATCTGTTATTGTACCTATCTTTGTTTCTGGTGATAGATTAAGTGTGATCATTACGTTTGGATACAGACTGTTAGCATCAAACGACACTATATGTTCTTGAAATCCTTGCTGCGGTTCACCGACATATGCACCTGCGTTCTGCTCGCCGTCCTCATTAACTTTACCTTTGTTAAAGGTTGGTATGCGTTGATTACGTGACCGTGCACGAATCGCACAAAGACCGGTAATGACGCTTAACGAGCCAAGAGCACCTTCAAACGTAGTAAGACCAGCGTACGCAATCATACGCAGCAGTTGTATGTATTGTAATTTCTTCTCAAGCTCTACGAGAAGGTTAACGTCTTGAATGTTGTATTTTACAAATAAATTCCAATCTGTATCCGCAAGTGTTGCAAGATCTATATCACCGTAATCAATCTTGCTCTCCCCTAATTCTACTTCACCAATGTACCCAAGTTTATATCGCTCTCGTAATACAGGGCAAAACCTTTTATAAATTTGTAGATAGTCGACGCACGATATTCCCTCTATATACCATCTCTTCTGCTCCTTACCGAATTTACCAAGAAATATTCTTGATCTCACACGACCTATCGGTGATAGCCTGTTTGCTTCACTCTCCCCGAACAATCTTACTATTCTATTAATAATATAGGGTACATCAAAGAATTCGCTGTTCCATCCTGAGAGAATATCGGGATAATCACTAACAAAAAAATCAATAAATTTACTAAGAAGTTCTTTCTCTGTCTTACAATACACATATTCGACATTCTCATCGCCGCCTGTATACTGCTTTGTACCAAACGTTTTAAATTTTTTAAGCAATGTATCATATATCGTTATGACATTAATTGCGTGATTTGCTTCGTCAATATTAGGAAAACTATCTAGACTATATGTCTCTATATCTAAGAAGAATACTTTCAATGGATGCTTAGCAAAATCCGGCTCTTCATTACGGTCTCCGAAGTAATCAATTAAAAATTGCTGCTGCACACCAAAATTCTCAAAGACACGTACAATGTTATTGTCTTTAAAATATTGAGCTCTGTCTGATTGATTGCGAAACCGCCTCTTTTTTAGCTTTGTATTAAAGATACTCATACAATCTTCATTGTGAGTTGTCTCTAAATAAACGTATGGCTCATACGTTGAATCAATTATGATTCGCTGACCGTTCTCGTCCCACGTATAGAGACGCATTGCCTGGTCCTTTGGCAGATAAGCACAATTTCTAAACATATACCGTTATGGTATAGGAAAATAAGTATGAAATCAAATACTATCTAATTTGATTTAAGGTATTAAGAAGCTTGCGATCAGGGTGTGCATAAGGCAATGTATAAAGCTCTCTATACTTGTCAATATTTTCATCAAGCTCCAACCACCGCGTCTCAGCTATCTTTCTAAACTTTGCAGAAAGATTCATGTATTTACCTTTTTTACCGAGAATGTCATCGAGTTGATCGATCATCTCATCACCTGTCTTAAACTTAAACGGTGCGTTCTCATATGTAACGAGATCTTGACATGCAATAGGTATACCGTAGCAACTCGCTTCAATAAGCTTGAGATCGCTTTTTGCTTTATTAAAGGTATTATCTTGTAATGGTGCTACCATCGCATTAACGTTAAGCTTAAATATTTTTTCAGGGTATGTGTAAAGCCTCTCCCATGGGTGGAATTCAACTTCACCGCTGCGTACGAGAGGTGTAAGGGGTAGTGGGTATGCTCCTAGGAATACCCATTGGTACTTGTGCTTTGTCGCTTCAATGACACGACAGACATGTGCGAAATCATCATTTTGACCAACACGGTTTTCTACATCAAAGTGTGCACCTGAGCCGGCATAGAGTACTCTCGGTCTTTTTTGATACTTATCGTAATTTTCTGAAATTTTCTTTTCATTATAATAATTACCCATCCAGAATTTTGGTGGGTAATTTGGTATAACAGTAATATTCTTATTACCTGTCTTACTCATATAATAATCTTTCATGAAATTATTTGTGACAGTTATCTCATCACATAATTCCATAATTGACTGCGCTACTCTTCTTATTTCGGGATCTGTAAAAGCGGGTTTATATTTGTTATATTCAGGTATGTCTTCACTAAAGACAAGATCATCAATTTCATAAATTATGCGGAATTTATGCTCTCTGCTCAAATCTTTAAGAAATTGAATAAATCTAAGTTGATGTGCAGTAGCTTGTCTTTGAATACGTACAGCTGTTACATTTCTAAAATAATTAGGATCAAAACACATAACAGTACTACCGTGTACAGTCATTTTTTGATGTGCATTTAATAAATGTTCTGGCCAGATCATACGCCAAAAACCACATCCACTATAATCCGCATAATAGTTTAAAGCACGTTGAAGGCTTAACTCTGGTGGCGGTGGAAGTGAATTTTGCGCTTGTGGCGCTGGAGACGTATAGCCGCCGAAAGGGCTTGGAAAAGGTGATACAAATGGTGAAACGATCATGATACTGTTTGTAGTTATGTTGTTGTACCCGTAAAATCAACTTTACGGGTAATATTGTTTTTCTTTTCAAGGAAAATAATTTCCCCGGTAGCAGCTTTTATACTTTCCTTGCGGTGACTTATTACCATAATACTTTCATTAAACTGCTCAACTCTTTCGTTTAATATACCTATCACCAGATCTACACCACGTTCATCCAGACTCGAGTCAAACAATTCATCATATATACTGAAATTAAAACAAACGTCGCCTTGTAATCTGCGCATATCCATAAAGGTGAATAAACATGCTAGGTCAACATTTTTACGCTCAGCACCACTAAAATTAAAATATGAGCATGTTTTGCCCTTAATATCTTTTATTTCTTCTTCAAAATATTCATTAAACGTACAGGTGCAATTTGCATCCATTTTTTTCAAATAATATGCAAGTTTACTGTTAAAGAGTTGCAGGACCTTCTTAATAACAACTGACTTTACACCCTCCTCTGAAAAAACGAATTTTGCAGCTTCAATCACTGATATCTCTCTTTTTAAAATTTTAATTTTATCTTGAGCTTGCACAAGTTCAGCTCTCTGCTCATCGAGATTAAGATTAACACTGACGATGGAGTTCTCTACATCATTTATATCGCTCTCTATAGTTAAAAGTATATCTGATAGCTGCTTTATACGCATGCTAAAATTATTTTTTTCCTGTATCTTTAATTCAACTTTATGTATATTGTTCTTTAACTCAGCGATCTTTGTCTCTATTTTATTACGCTTTGAACGGTAGTCAGTAATTTTTTTATCACAATCTTGAATGTTATGAAGATGCTCGGTAACTGATACCGTTATTTTTTCTTTTTCAGACTCTATATGCTCCTTATCGTGCTTTTCTATTGCTCTCAAGCATACAGGACACGTATATTCATCGGTACCGATTTGTTTTAATTGCTTATTAAGCTGTTGTGCACTCGCGCTGTGTACAGCTCTGTCCTGATTAAGATTATGTACAATACTATCTATTTTAATAATACCATTTTCAAGCTCTGTTACTGTCTTTTTAATGCTATCTGTAGACTCCAAAACTATGTCTTCTGCTGCTTTTTGTAACTTTGCTATGTCTGCTATGTTTTGCTTTTTTCTTTCTATTAATGAATTTTTTTTGCGCTCTCTTTCAGAACTCATTTCAAGGTGTTGTTTTTCTTGTCTCTTTAAAGAGCGATCATTTTCTTCATATTTCGCTAACTCTATATCATATACTTTTCTCTTCTCACTCAGATCACTTTTAAGATAAACAAGTGCATCACTAAAGATACTTAAATTAAAAATATTCTCAATAAATTCTCTCTTTTCTTGTTTCTTTTTCGCCATAAACGGCGTTGTGTTATTAATCGTCATTATAACACAATTTTGAAAAATTTCTGGAGTGCAGGATAATAATTCTCTTATAAATGTGTTGGTACTTGAAATGCTGTCAAGTGTCTTATCCTCTCCGTCGATATGAATATAACACTTTGATGGCTCGATTGTCCTGACAATCCTGACACCTGTAGTACCTGTAAGAGTCTTAACTTGTATTTCTAATTCTACGGTACAACCTTTTTTTGTGGTACTATTTACAATATGCTCTTTTTTAACATCGCGTAAAGTCTCACCAAATACTGCAAAATATATCGCGTCAGCAATTGTAGATTTGCCGACACCATTACGCCTATCTTCTTTATCTCTATTAACGCCTGTAATAATGTGTAAGCCGGGGTTAAAATCAATAACTACAGGCTCACTGCCAACTGAAAGAAAATTTTGTATTTTAACTCGATTAAAAATAATATTTTTCATTTTACTTTCTTCAATACGTCAATGCAATATGCTTCTATTTCGCTCTTGTCTTCAATATCTAAAGTAGCAATAAAATCTCTCAGTGTCTGATCTAAATCAACACTATCAGAAACGGATAATGCTTCATTCACACCTATTGTGGTGTCATGTAATGAATAGTCAATTGATAAATTAACTGGATTTAATCCCGATGCATATTTTATAACTTTATCTATATCATCTACACCATGCTTACCATCGACTACCACCCGCACAATATTATTTGCAAATAGTTCTGAAATATCTCTCTTTGTATCACAGTACTGTTGCAGTTCTGTTACAGTTATTTTACTGTGACGCGGTGATAATGTATTTTCACAAAAATCATAAGTTAGCGCATTAATGTCAAGAATATAGTATCCTTTTTTAGAGTTATAATCACCATAATCCATCTCATATGGATTGCCAACGTATATCACTGTGCCCTTATCATATGACCGTTCTTCACGCAAATGAAAGTGACCTGTCATTACAAGCTTTGCTTTATCAAATAAAGATTGTGTTTTGATACCATGCTCACAAAGCTTGTAGCTATTCATCTTAAAGCTCTCAACTTCAAGATGTCCGAACAATATGTCGGATTTCGGTACATCAGATAATGGTGCACCCCACGGCAGAAAAGTAACCGTTTTACCGTAAAGTGTAAAGGTTTGTGTTGTATCTATGACGCGTATTTTGTTTTTGCCGTCAAGCAGTGATAGTGAGCTAACTGTAGAATTATCTTTATAATATGCGTCATGATTACCAACCAGCACAGTAATATTAAAATCTTTCCAGAGCGAAAATATCTGATTAACAACGTGCATGGTATTAACAGCAACTTCATCACGATAATGATAAACATCTCCAAGTATGAATATATCATATATATTCTTCTTCTCTAGTTCACCTTTAAGCCAGTTCGCCCATTTGAGTGCTATATCATGCCATAGTGTATTATTTTGATGAACACCGATGTGTAAATCGGCAATACAGCAAATTTTCGATGTATTGGTGCTAAGGTCAGTAATCGTCATCGTTGGCGTATGTGGGATCAACATATACATGTGTCCCGTTAACTTCATTATTATCAATCATCAGCTCCGTATAGACCTTATCTCTATAGTCGTTGAGAGCTTCGTGATGTTTTTTTTCTTTTTTAATTCTATTAATAAAAGCGTGGAATGCAATGGTAGTAAAATATGAAAACGGGCTAAACCCCGAGTCAAGCTTGAAGCTTTTGTTTTTTAGTGCAGAGAACATTTTTACAATAGCATCACCTATCATATCCTCCTTGTATGAATAATTGATGAAATTTGTTGCGTAAGAAAGACCGCTCGCTATTTTATTAATACTTTCACCGAGCTTCACAGTAATTACACCGGTACTATAATATTGACGTATTTCTTCTTCAAACTCCTTACCATTAACATAATGCTCCTTATCACGCGGCTTAATCTTCCTTACAGGCTCTTGCACAGATATCTTCTCAGCATCAACACCCCTCAATACGACCTCTTTGTTATCACTGCGTGTTGCACTAATACTTTTTACTTTAGGTTTTTTGTTTTTTGGTGCTTTAATTTCCTGATTTTTTTTCTTCAATTTCTTTGATTGAGAATTTAATGTGCTCTTTTTCATATAATAAAATTCGTTTTTCAAGGTGACTTAAACTGTAGTGGTAAGCATCTGCAATATCAAAAATAATCAGCTTATCCTTATCCTTGTGCAGTCTCAAACCGCGACCTATTGATTGTACTATCTTCACCTTTGCTTTTCCACCACAAGCAAAAATAATATAGTGTAAATTTTTAATGTTAATACCGGTGGAGAATATTTTAGAGATAGCAACTACAACAATATCGTCTGCTTCTTCCATTAACTGTCTTACTTTATCTCTCTCAGAGACATCTATATCCCCGTGTATGAAAAAAACACGTTTAGCAGGTGCTGCTTTTGTTATTGAATCATATAAACGTTTGCCGTGCTCAATGTAATCCACCAATACTAAAGTGTTCTTTTGTAATTTCGAGGAGATAGTGCTTATTGTGTTATTTCTGTAATCACTTGTTATTAATGTCTCTATTTCTTCTCTATACGTGAGATTATGTTTGTGATTGTTATGTTTAAGCTTTAATATTTGTATCTCAACACCGGAGATGTAACTTTCATTACGCAAATCAATACTCTCTTTTTTATAAATAACAGGACCTATTTTACCTGTTATATTCCATTGATCGAGAGGGCCTTCTGGCATTGTACCAGTTAAACCGTAACGGTGTGGTGTTTTTAATATTTTAAAAATATTGTTTATTTCATTTCCTTTTCTCAATCTATGGCACTCGTCTATAAACAATACATCAACCTCACATAACCAAGAAAGATCAGTATTCTTGCTTTGCATTATACCGATATTTGCTACAATAACATTCGCGGTTTTATCAAGAGGATCGTCGCCTGTCCATTTTGAGACTGTAAATGATACACCGTATTGATCAAAATCTGAGCTCGTCTGCTCTACAAGACCTCTATCAGGAACAATAAAAAGACATTTAAACTTACTGCCGTATATATGAAAAATATTTGTGAGTATGGAGGCAGCTGTTAGTGTTTTACCGCCTGCTGTCGCAAGCAATATAGTGCCTCTGCCGTACTCCAAGCTACGCTTTACTATTTCGCGCTGATAATCTCGCAGCGGTAATAGTAACGGTAACGGTTCATTAGTAAATTTAGGTGATGTATGCCATGTAGATAATGCCGGTATTAAGAAATCTGTAAATTCTTTATCTACTACTATATCACCTACATAATTTTTACTTAAAATAAATTGACGTATATCATTATACATACCTGGCTCGAATCGACCGTTTGGTGTTATAGCATATATACGCGACGGTATGAATCTATTGTAACGTTTTGCAAAGCGTGCTGCGTCATTTTTAACAGAAAAGTACTCGCGCATCTCCTGAAACAGATCACCTGATATTATACCGAGTCTTTTCGCTTTGTCAAAGCCAACGTTTATCATTACGTTATTTCTAATTTCATAATCTCTATGAGATTTTTAATATCATATGTAGCACTGCTCAGCGTCTTCTCTGTTTTTTCTAGCAATTCTATAACCAATTTTTTATGACTTATTTTTTCTACTAATTGTTTGTATTGTGTATGTTTTTCAACTGCAGAACTAATAGCTGGTAATGATAGTTTTACAGGTGCATTTTTCTGTATCTCATTAGTTAGAAGTTTTTTTAAACTCTCACTATCTTTAATATCATTAGCTACTTCAAGTTTAAGACGTATCATTCTACCTGCCCATTTATGTTTTAAAGCAGGTAATCTTAATTGATAATCTTTGAGATTAAGTTCATCAATTTTTAAATCATTCTCAAGCTCTTTTATGTAGTCTTCAAGCATTATTTTACTAAATAATAGTATAAATATACAAATTTGCAAATGAGTATTTTTCATAGAATTTTTGAGTCTTTACTTAGTGAAGATGTGACAGCAAGTAGTGCATTTGGTCCAAATGCTACAGGAGAATTTGGTAATCAGTTCCCTAGTCAAAACAGCAAAGCTTATAACCCTAATGATAATAGACCAATAAACCCTGTTGATGCAATTTTAGGCCGTAAAAAAAGCAAAAAGCGAGTAAAATTCAAAATCGCAAGACGTACGCCTGCTGTAATGTAGTATGAATTTAGGTCATTGGATTTTAAGTGAGGGGGTTATCTTTACTGACCATTCTTTTGGCTTTATATATGAAATAAAGAATACTGTTACCGGTAAGAAATATATTGGTAAAAAGCAGTGTAATTCAAGAATAAAACGACGGCCGCTAAAGGGAAAAAAGCGTAATCGGATTGATTATAGAGAATCTGATTGGCGTGAATATACCGGTTCATCTACAGATCTTAATATTGATATTGAAAAATACGGTAAAGAATCATTCATTTTTACTATTATTAAAGTTTGTGACTCAAAATGGGCTCTTGCTTATTATGAAATAAAAGAGCAAATAAAACAAGATGTTATCGTAAGAGATGATTATTATAACGGCATACTAAACGTAAGAATCGGCAGACCGCCAAAAAGTGAGTTTGAAAAACTAAAAAAAGAAGCTACAATAGTAGGTAGTGAGTAGTACTGTCTTTATTAAAGAGTATAATATTTGTGCGGTAGATATATGGTCAATTCTTAATGAATGTTATGATGATATATGTACAAATTTTATTCAATATAATATTGAAGTCAAAACGAAAATTTCCAGCGATGTTAAAAATATATGTTTACATTACATGATATATAACATATGTAAATTTACTGTATCACAGAAATTAGGTGTAAAGGTTATATTTTATTATGATACAACTTACACATCTTCATCTTTGCATAGTATTCTGCCTCACGGTTTTTTACAAAAATGTATTAAAAAAATTGCTTCACTCCTACCAATGAAGTTGTATAATATTGATAATGTTTCGTATGCCGATTATGTAAAATTTTTAGATAATAAGTGTGGCAATAGACGAGAGTATATTTTAAAGCTTGTTGAATATACTAACAAAATTGATTTTAGTTCTTTCACGTTCAGTAAGACGATTTCTTTTATAAAAAGACATGACCTTTACTTGCTCGATAAACAATTGTTAACCGATCTTAAAGCAAAACAGCTTCTATTAGCATAGTAACATAAATAACTATATGGCCTTTTTAACAAAGTATAATGAATATATTACAACATTAATAGAGCAAGATGTAGAGCAAGGTAGTCCACAGGACGCCACTACACCTGATCCTAATGCGCAACCTAAGCCTGCTACTGATAATACTCCACAAGCTGTTGCTCCTGAGGGATATGTAAGTCTTGTTAAAATGCTCGCTAAAGCATTAGTGATGGATATACCTGCTGGTGAAATTGACGCAATTTTCACCGGTGACAATATCACAAAAGAAAATGCATTCGATATACAAAATAAACTTAAGTTTGTAATGAACGAAAATGAAGTGAAATCAGATAATATCGAGAGACTCAACAACCCCAATTTTAAAAAGTTTGTTAACTCTGTTAACGAGAATAATTTTATGCAAAAATATAATGTTATTGTTAACAGTATGAAGAAAAAGAGCCCGTACGTTCAATAACTATCGGCTTTCGAGAGCTGTAATAGCTTCATATAAAAAATCTTCTATTTGCTCTTTAGATTCTCTTGAAAGTACTGTACGGATCTTATTAATAATCGTCTCACCGCCATTGGCTATAGAATTATAAAGATCTTGCTCTGTTTCTTCTTCAATATTCTCTATATCCGTATCGACCTGTTGACGATATGTTTCATAGTCCATATAGCCATAAACAGATTCGATGTGATTAAGAGCTTCTGTCACTTTACTTAATACCCACGGCTCTGCGCTGCTATGTTTTGCAACTAAATCATGTAACATTGCTGAAAGCTTTACAAGCCTAAATAAACTTTGCTTAACCATTCCCGCGTTTGTATCTTCATGATTTACTGAACCTTCACATTCTTCATCACTACATTGACCGCACTGTCTGTGAGGAGGCATTTCAACATGATTAACCTTAGATACTGATGGTTGCATACTGTCATTATCACCTCTCGGCCCGATACCCATTTCGGTTATTTTTTGTACGTAGATTTCGTTCAGTAATTCAATATCTTTTGCGAACATAGCTATTTATATTTAATTTCTAGGCTACTAAAATATTACAATTTATATTATAAATAATTGTGTGCAATTAACGTTTAAAGAATTTTTTAATGAAAAAAAGTGCTGGAAGGGGTATGTTAAGAGGGGTCTTAAGAAAAAAAACGGCAAGCTTGTTAACAATTGTGTTAAGGAAGATGCTGATGCAAAGTTAATTTTACCAGTAGTAGAAAATATTTTCATTAATGGCATCGGAGTGGTTGCCGCAAAAATAGATAGCGGTAATGAGGCGTATAATGTATTACACGGGCTAAACACTAATATTGACGGCGATGTCGTTACATTTACAACTGTAAATGATAAAAAAATGTCAGCACCACTTGTTGATACGACAGTTATACATATCGGCAGTGGTGTAAAGGAAGAAAGACCTGTTGTTGCTCTTGATATTAAGCTAAAGGATAAAGTTTACCGCAACATACCTTTCAGTCTTGCAGACCGCTCTGAAAATGATGAACCGGTATTGATAGGTGAGCCGTTTATACGCGATATCGGCGCACTTATCGATGTGAGCTTATAGCTTCTTCATGTTTGCTACAAATGTATAAAATTCAGCCCGTGTTGCTGCATCTGCCATAAAATCACCACTAAGCTTGCTTGTCTTCATCTCACACCCGTCGTGTTTAACGCCGCGATTACATGCACATGTATGTGTAGCGCTAACTACAACAGCAACACCGCGATTTTTCTCGCATACTTCGTTAATTGCATCGTGAATCTGTATAGTGAGACCTTCTTGAATTTGCGGACGACGCGCGTAAAATTCAACAATTCTGTTTAATTTTGAGAGACCGATAACACGACCATCTAATGATGGTATATATGCCACATGAGCTACACCTGTAAACGCGAGGTGATGATGACTACACATGCTCTTTACAGGAATGCCGCCTTGAAATACAATGCCATCATAACCATTACTCGGAAACGAAGTAACTTTCGGTGGTTCATTATAGCAACCTGCAGCGAGGTCATTTACAAAAGCTTTTGCAACACGAAGAGGTGTGTTAGTACTATTCGGATCATTTCTCCAATCAAAGCCGAGAGCATCTAAATAGCTCTCATATGCCTTTGCGGCTCTCTCTATAATTGTTCTCTTTTCCTCGTCAGTATGAGGATGATTACCATTTGCGTATTTAATGCGTACTTCTTTCGTATATTCTTCCATAATAATTGTTGTTACATTATATTACCTGAATACGGTGTTTTCAACTATAAATATTATTGTGAAATTTGATTTATTGCTTGAGACATGCTTTAATAAGCTTACCGCATTGCAGCGCGTACGGATTAAAGTCGATCCATCTACAATACCACATGCTGATGATTTAAGTGAGTGCCCGTCTTATGAAGGTTATGTACTGGAAGAGAATGATGGTATTGTCAAGATTTTAATGGTACAACCGACAGTAGGTATCGAAACACTACCTGCATCGAGTATAGAGCCCACGGATAATGATTGTGAGTCAAATACCCTTGATGAGCTTAAAAAATTTATTTTACAGCGATTACAGTTACAGGAATGTGACCCTTTATTTACACAAATTATAAATTGTACGAGTCTTGATGAAGTTGAGACATTTCTACAACAATCTGGCTGCAGCGAAGGGGATATGATGGAATTGTATAAAGATTTTATAACATTATGAGTAAATTTGATGAATTAGCGAAATTAGTGTTAAATGAAGCGTCTCTAGGTACATATGCTAAGCGCGTGGTATCGCCGTCGAGCTGGCGCCGAGGTATTGCTAAAACATTACACGGTGCTGGCACAGTGGCAGGTGCGCTTAAAGATCCTTATAAACCCGCAGGCCCGGAGGCTGTCTCAAGAGCTCTTAAAGGTGCTGCAAACATTATAAGTCCTGATCCAAGTACGGCATGGGCAAAACCTGAAGAGCCTGCAACTCTAAAGCAAACTAATAAAAAAGAAGTTGTCCCAAAATTTAATGATCGCGATTACTTTAATATTGTCATGAATGGAAAGGTATTTGCTGGTAAAATAATTAAAGTCGCTGGTGAGTATGTATTTGTTAAGTTGTTTAAGCATCCACAGTATGGCAGTGCTGTAGCACTTGTAAAACAGCGTGTACCGGAATTATTTTTCTATAAAGAAAAAATACCTAAAGGTAAATCGCGCTATATTGATAGTGCAAAGGCTACTATTACATACAATAATAAAAAAAGACACTGGGTAGCTATGACTAAGTAAATTTTATGCCATTAAAAAAAGGAACATCAAGTAAGGCTATTTCTTCTAATATAAAGAAAGAAATGAGCAAGTATAAAAAAACCGGTAAAATCGGTACATCGCATCCAAAATCTAAGAAAGCTGCGCAAAAACAAGCAGTTGCAATAGCTCTACAAACCGCTGGTAAGTCTAAAAAAACCAACGAATCTTTTAATCAATACGTTATTAATATTCTTGAAAGTATTGAAAATTTGCAAAAAAATAGTTGATTTCCTGACCAACGTTGGTTATAATATTCTTAGGTATAGATATAAGAATTTAGAAAAAGTTAATAAAATAGTTGAACGCGGTGGAATTGATGTTATAATACCTTTTATGAGTTTTGAGAGCACAAAAGTAATTGATTTAGGTAGCTGCGCATTTCGTCAATGGAGAGCAGATCACAGTCACTGTAAGTTTATTCATGGTTATAGACTAGTTGCTAAATTCTGGTTTTGTTGTAATGAGTTGGATAATAAGAACTGGGTTGTCGACTTTGGTGGTTTGAAGGAATTAAAGGTAGCTCTTGAGAAACAATTTGATCATACCTTCTGTGTAGCTGCTGATGATCCTTTACTGAGTCATTTTAAGCAACTACATGAGCTCGGTGCTTGTGATTTAAGGGTCATGCCTGACGGTGTAGGTATTGAAAGAACTGCAGAATGGTGCTTCAAAACAGCTAATAGAATTATTCGATCACAAACAAATAATAGATGTTGGGTCAACAAAGTCGAAGTTTGGGAGCATGAGAAAAATTCAGCCTTATTCGTTAATAACGATACCTGCTACAATGATAGAATAGTGCAGAAAGAAGTGAAGGATACTACACAATCACAAGAACAGTCGATTACGACACAAGTAAATCCGCAGCATCAAAATGAGCCGATACCTGCACGAGTAGGTAATCAGGTTAGCTCCGGGTGGTCAAACCCTTTTGCAGGTACAAGTTGGGGTGTCTGATGTCACCTGAGCATAGACATCAGATATACGGCGGAGATATATCTGATTATATTGTACCGCAAAAACAAAAAGAAACACAATTACCTTTTCTTCAAACACAAGATGATCTATCTAATATTTACGATAGACAAATAAAGGGTAAGCCAAGTATCGATACAACAGGTCTCGTTTCTTCAGGCAATATTTTACCACCTTTTGAGCGTGATCCTCATTTTCAGCACATAGAGAATAATTTAAAAGATACACTTAATATTATTGCTCAACAAATAGGTCTAAGCGACAATGATGGTGTAAAGACATTACGCTCTGGATCAGTTGATCTCAAAGATCAAACAACTGATGATTTGACTGCAGCAAACAATAATGTACTTAAAGCTCTTGAAGAACTCAAGAATTTAGGAGCTGCTTCGTAGTTCCGCAAGGTATCTGCTTGAATATATGTGTAACATATTTACACAACTCTGATCTCACAATATGATCCTCAGTAAGTTCTATACAGTGTATACCATGAGCTTTTGCGTCATCATTATTAAAAGCATTATAAACCGCATTGAAGCCAGATTTACCGGGTGGTAAATCGCTTTGATCCGGGTCACCGCAAATCATTACTTTGCTAAATTCACCAATACGTGTAAACAAGGTTTGCAATTCACGTATAGTTAAATTTTGACTTTCATCGCAGCATACAAACTTTACTGAAAAATGTAAACCACGAGCGAAATTTATAGGGCAAACGGCAATTCGGTTATCTTTCTCGAGACGCTTAATCTGCATATCAGTAATTAACTCGTTAAATTTTTCGTTAAACGGTGTGAGATATACACCGAACTTCTCCATCATATCTCCAGGAAGATACCCAAGTTTAGATTCAGAGCTCTCAACAGCAGAGCGTACAAGTACGATATCTGAGACTTTTTTTGCATTTAACAACTGTAACCCAAGATACATTGACAAAATTGTCTTACTTGTGCCCGCCGGGCCCTTTAATAACATTAATTTTGTTTTCTTATTGAGAAAAAGATTTATAATTTCTTTTTGCTTTTCTGTCCACGGAAGCTCTTTGACCTTTAACTCAAAATCGATTTTATCACGTTGTGCTATATAAGGTGAATTGTCAGTTGGCGGCTCAACATTTACAACAGCAACGTTGTTTTTCTTGGATTTACTCATGTACAAGTACTTATTACATTTCTCTTGATTAACCATAATTAACCCTTACAATCATTACTGTATGATAAACATTGATGAAGAGACGCTTTTCTTAAGTGATGATAAAATATTTTACACAATTGAGGGTGAAGGTGAATATATCGGAACACCGTCTGTCTTTATGAGACTGTCAATGTGTAATCTTACATGTAATAAGTTTATATCAGATGACTCTCCGCATGGTTGTGATTCTTACGTCTCTTGGTCTGTAAAGAATAAAATGACTTTTCAAGAGATTTTTACAATGATGGAAAAAAGCTTTCACATTAACTATCTTCAAGACGGTAGTATTTTAAAAATTACAGGTGGTGAACCGCTTGTACAGCAAAAGCAGCTTTTAAAGTTTATAAACTGCTTTATTGAGCGATATGGATTCTTACCGAGAATTGACTTTGAAACAAACGCTACTATTATGCCCGATAACGAATGGGTAGCACATTATAGAGCTACATTCACAACTTCACCTAAGCTGTCGACGAACGGTGATCCAGTGGAGAAGACGTATAAGCCTGAAGTTCTTAAATGGCATGTATTGAATAACTCTGGATTTAAGTTCGTAATAACTACTGATAGTGATATAGAGGAAATATGGAACAAGTATGTACGTGATGACGAAGGCATAAATATACCAACAAAGCGTATATGGTTTATGCCTTGCTGCGGTTCACGTGAAGAGCACTCTCAAAGAGCTGCTGCAGTTGCAGAATATGCAAAGTGTATGGGCGTAAAATTCAGCCCACGCTTACAATTGGTTATCTGGGACAAAGCTTTAAAGGTTTAAAGCTCACTATAAGCATCGTAAAGCAGTTTAAATATGAGACTATCACTATTAGATTGCATCATGTGTATATAGTTGTGTGTTGTAATAGGTATCGCTCTCCTAAGAATGTTATTAAATTCTGTTACACTTAATTCGTTTAAGTATTTAAGTGTATTAATTAGATATCGTAATCTATCCGACCAGTCTATAACAACATCATAACTTTCATCCCAAAAAGATGAAAAAGTGCGATAGCCGCAACGCTTTAAAAACGTTAAAAAATTAGGCTGTGCTACAGTAATGAACGGCATAGAGTAAAGCATACATTTATATATTTTTTCTGTAAAAAAAACACTGTTAGCAAAGCAGTGATGAACAAGTGTTTCAGTAATAATATTAATACCTACGTTTTCGATAAAATTGCTGTTATAAGTATCCCACTGATTAAATTTTAATTCAACATTATCTGCACTAAGAGGTAAAACTTTTGTAAATTTTTGAAACTCTGGTTGCTTAAAGAGTTTTTCTGTATGCGGTAAGGTATACAACGTGTCATTTTCATTGAACAGTTGTAAACTACAGAGTGTGTTTGGAAGTATATTATGTTTCCACAAACTAAAAACGGTTTCATATCGTGAGTCTTTTGGTTGTCTGTTGAGACATAGAAATCTTTTTATGTCTGACTCTGTGTGTATATTAGTAATACGACGCTTGTGCGAGGCGTGCATATCGATTTGCTCTATAGAATGTTTTACTACTAGTTCAAAATAATTAAACTCACATACCTTTATACCATTAACTTTATATAAGATAGGCTCGCGTTCAAAGTTGTTAGAGAATAAAATTAATTGCTTTAGAGGTATTTTATATTTGTCAAGCAGAGTATATATTTTTTCAATACCTTTGTTAGTAACACTATGAAATTCATGTGCCTGACTTAATATAATAAGAGCTTTGCCGTTAATTGCGCGGTTAATTATAGATATATCAATAATATCTGTCAAATCATTTACATGCTCGCAAGTTGCATGCCATGAATTACGCAAATTATAAACATAAATACATTTACTCGTATCACATAAATTATCTTGTGTTACGCTGTGCGTATTTGCTATAAAATTAGCACACATACGGCTGTAGTTTAGATGTGAGAAAATAGTTGTATGTTTATTTTCCGGGGAAATGTGGTCTTTAGCGAAAAGCATAATGTTTATAAAGATGTATAGATATTAAAAGTATAGTGTATAATATATAAATAGAATAAAAATGAGAATTGCCATATCAGGATCAGCGTGTCAAGGAAAATCCACTCTTGTCAACGATATTATTAACAGGTGGCCGATGTATAAGCGGTCGACAGAGTCATATAGAGCGTATATAAAAGAAAATAATATTAAACTCAATAAAGAGGTAACTAAAGAATCACAACTTGAAATATTGAAGTTAATTTTAACTGATATTAAATCTACCTCAAAAAGTGATAATATTATATTTGATAGATGTTGTTTAGATAATATTGTTTATTCACTCTGGAGTAATGCAAAGAACACTTCAGATATCGATGATGACTTTATACGCGAGTGTATACCACTAGTCAAGGAGAGTATGAATTATCTTGATATTATATTCTTCCTACCTATTACGAATGTATCTCCTGTACCGATAATACATAAAGATAATAGAGAGACAGATCCAGCATATATTGCGGAGATTGACAATATATTTAAAGTTATATCACACGGATTATACCATACCGGTAAATCGCCATTTTTCCCTGATGACGACAGGCCACCGATTATTGAGATATTTGGCTCTCCCGCAGAGCGTATAGAGATGGTAAAGCTCTATATTAACGATACCGGTAATCTTGTTGAAGATAATTCTATCTTTAGTACAGAAAATATTGACATGATGGAGCAACTGCTCAAGGTACAGAAGGATATAACTAAAGAAGAAGATCATAAGCAAAAAATAATGAAAGATATAATTCTTGATAAAGCAAGAAATAGATAATATTTTTTATGGTCAGCTAGAGCAAGATAAATTTATCGTCAGTGTTCTTGCAAAAAAACACAACGGCTATTTTTTAGAGTTAGGCTCTAATCACCCTAAAAAAAGAAGTAACACCTTTTTACTCGAGAAAAAGTATGGATGGAAAGGTATCATGATAGACTCTAATATTAATTTTTTACCTTTATATAAGAAAGATAGACAAGAGAGTGTACATATTATACATGATGCATCAACAATAGATTATAGCACACTGCTTAGCAATTCTAAAGCACCTCCAATTATTGATTATTTGCAGATAGATCTTGAAGTGAGCGATAATTCGACAATAAACACACTTTTATCTCTTAAGACTCATGTTATGAGCACATACAAATTTACCACTATAACGTTTGAGCATGATATATATCGACAAGATTGGCAATATGTCATTACGAGAGCACGGTCAAGAAAAATATTTGCTGACGCAGGCTATTTAAGAGTATTCTCTGATGTTGGTAATTTGAAATCAGGTCCATTTGAAGATTGGTACGTATATCCTGATCTTGTAGACATGTCATATATAAAAAAGCTACAAGACATTAATATTAAAAATTATACAAGAGTAAAAGACAGTGTACCAGTTCTATACTATCAAAACATTTTATACTAACAATACGCTATAATGTATAAATACTAATATGAATGCGTTTGATAAAATTATATCACAAATTAAAGAAAACTTTACGCCTATCAAAACCGTAAAGAAGAGTTTTTATCCACGTAATTTTCAACTCTCAGAAGAGTTTGTAGGTTCCTTTAAGCGTGAATATAAAAGGCTGGTTGATGAGGGTGTACATCCTAATAAAGCTCTCGGGAGAATTACTAAAGCTTTATTGTTTCACGCTCGTGATTAAGTGTAAGTTACGAGCAGTCTCCAGTTAAACTGAACATTACTCGCAACGTTTGATCCAACAGCTATCTGAAATTGTAAGTTTTGTCCTATTTGCTGTATATTCGTTATTGTAGGTACCTGCGTAAGTGTTCCAACAGTCGGGACTACAGTAAATTTATCGCGAGTTATTTGTGTAATTGTTATAGGGTAGTTTGTAAAAAATTGATTGATGGCAATGGTTGATGTTGCATTTGATCCAGCAATTATAGTAGCGCTACTGCTGTAATCGTATATTTTATAAAACAAATTTGCTAGTGATGCTGTAGCAGCTGGTAGTATAGTTTGTGTTATTTCGGTGTATACCGGGTTATTTTTTGTATTTAAGTCAGCACTTAATATGAGACCGTCTTGTATGGTAAATCTATCATAAAAACCATTTGCACCATTAATGCCCTGACCGTTTGTTGTAAAGAAATTACTCGCAGTAATATTCGCTGTGATAACATTATCAACAATTACATCATTACCGGTAAGATTACCGAGGACGGTAGCATTACCGAAGATATCTGTTCGAACAACATTAAAGTCATTGAAGTTAATTTTTTGTGTACCGTTATTTGTCTGTAAAATTAAATAGTCACCTGCCACAGCGAGTTGAGCTGATGGTAAATTAACAATATTAATTGCATTACTGTTTGACGGGTTGATTGCCATTATCATTATTTATATTAAAATACCATATTATTCAATGATGAACTCGATAAACTTTGGTGTTGGTATAGTAACATGCGATAGACCGGATTTTTTAAAATTATGTATTGACTCGCTACCGGAAAACGTTGGTAACGACGTACCTCTTGTTATAGTTAATGATGGAAAAAATAAAATTGATGAAACGATTTATACAAAAAAGCAAAATGTACATATTGTCAATCACCCAATCAACAGAGGTGTAGGCATCTCAAAAAATGACTGCATTAAAACTCTTCTCGCAAAAGATGTTGAACATATTTTTATTCTTGAAGATGATATTATTATTTTAAAACCTGAAATATTTGAAGCATATATTAATGCATCAAAAACCACAGGTATTTTGCATTTTAACTATGGTCCGGGTAGCCCATTTAACCGAAAACAAGATTTTCAATTCGATTTACATAATCGACACGAATGTAAGCAAGATTCAGAACCGAATCCAAAAAAAATTATTGAATATCCAAACGGGGTAAGAATTGCTCTTTATGAGCACACTGTAGCGATGTTTTCATATTTTCATCGTGATGTTATTGAAGAGGTAGGGTTACATGATGAACAGTTTTATAACGCCTGGGAACACGTCGACCTGACTTATCGCATTGCAAAGGCGGGATACCATCCACCGTTCTGGTGGTTTGCGGATATAGCAGATTCGGAACTCTACTTAACCGAAGCACCTGGCGCTATCGATAAAAGTAGTATCGCTTCTAAATCAGAAGAATGGCAAAAGAATGTTTACGGAGGCAGAGAGAAATATCTCAAAAAACACGGCCATTATCCGAATCAACCACCTATCGCTAGTGACCATCTTGTAATTAACCAGCTCTCTATATCTAAACGTCGTGAAAAATTATTACAGCTTGCTGCAGAGGGTCAAGTTGTTGATGAAATACCACCTGGTTCACAGGTTGAAGAGGAGTTTAACGAATTATTAAAAATATATAAAAAATTAAACCCAAAAAATGTATGTGAAATAGGATCTCTACTTGGCTGGACTCTCGGTCGTTATATCAAGGCATCATCGCCTGGTACAACAATAGTTTCAATAGATTTACCGGTACGCTTTTTTACCGGGTCACAGGATCCGAGAGTTAATCAACAAGAATACGGTCATCTTATTCTTTGGAAGAGATGGGCTAGACAGAATAACGTCAATTTACATGTATTACCGTTCTCAAGTTTTGAGCAATATACTTCAGGTATTACACGCACAATAACACCTGAACTCGATTTCTTGTTTATTGATGGTAATCATATGTATGACGCTATCAAGCATGATTTTAATACATACGGCTCCTTGGTGCGTAAGGGTGGAGTAGTAGCATTCCACGATATCGCTGTCAACGAGGAGGGTGGAGGTAGTAAGTTTTGGAATGAAATAAAAAACAATTACGAGTATAAGGAAATACTCAAATCACCAGAAGGTAAGATGGGAATCGGCGTTATTATTAAGTGATATGTTTGATCTACAAGGAACCACATTCTGTTTTCATGTCCGTATTGATACATACGAACGCTTACGTAATATTAAAATAGTTACTGAATACTACCGTAAGCACTGTACTAATTTCCAATACATCTTTTTTGAGGATACAACCAAACCCGTTTTGCTCGAGCATGTAAAATTGCATGATAATGACAAATATGTACACATGATAAACACCGGTGAGTGGATAAAGGCACGCGGTTTTAACGCAGGCGCGAAATTAAGCGACAATAATATTCTTATATTTCACGACACAGATATTATTCTTCACCCCGAACAAATCTTACAAGGACGCAACAGACTGCTAGAATCAGATAACACAGGGCTCGTCTATCCGTATGACGGACTCTTTATTTATACGAAATTACCGGTAAAGAATCGATTTGAGCAAACACTAGATTATAATGATCTAGCAGTACACTTACCTAATACAAGACAGGTATATTTTCAAAATGAAAATATATGGATAGTACACAACCACTCTGTTGGTGGTTGTGTTATGTCGAGAAAAGACATCTTTAATAAGTTTAAAGGATACAATCCAAACTTTCGTGGATGGGGGTATGAGGATGATGAGATAGCAAAGCGTGTTCATATTCTTGGTTATGATGTAGAGCGTATTAATGATAGACCAATGTGGCATCTACCTCATGATGGTGAAGGAGCAAGCGCAAAAGATAATCATGAACATTACGAAAGAAACAGATTGCTCTGCGGCTGGGTTGAGACTCAGCCGAGACATATTTTAGAGGATTATATAAAGACCTGGGATATATAAAATATATGGTAACATTTCACATGCTGGGTCGCTACGGTGAACTAGGTAATCAACTATTTCAAATAGCTACTACAACTGCTCTTGCAAAGCGCAATAATACTAGTGCTGTTTTTCCGAAATGGATTTGCGGTAAACAACTTAAGACATACTCTCGTATACTTAAAAACCCTATACAAGAGACACTTAATACACAGGAAGTAAGTTATGTTTTTAAAGAAAAAGCACATAATTATGAAGAAATTCCTTTTCAAGAAAATATGTCTATTGAAGGGTATTTTCAATCTGAATTATATTTTAAAGATTGCGAGGATTATGTTCGAAATGAACTTTTTGCACCCTCAGATGAGATTAGTAATATACTGAATACACAGTATAAAGATATATTGTCTGCAAATGATACAGTAGCAGTACATGTAAGAACGCAAACGAGATCAAAAGATGATGATCCAGTGAACCATACACCGCCTCCTACTGAATATTTGCAAAAAGCATTTAAAGAGTTTGGTAAAAATTATCGATATGTAGTTTTTTCAGACAACATACAACTTGTAAAAAAATGGTTTAAGGATTATGATTTTACATTTATTGATAACGAGCAAGCTTGTGACAACCTACATGCCGGTCTTGTAACCGATAAACCATATTATCCTAATGTAATAGAGTTATTTTTAATGTCAAGATGTAAGCATAATATACTTACTTCATCAACGTTCGGGTGGTGGGGTGCATGGCTAAACAGTAATAAGGATAAACGTGTTATAGCAATGGAAGAAAATATGTGGTTTGGTAGAAACTTGAATTTAAACTTATCAACCTTCTTACCTCAGTCATGGACAAAAATAATATTATGAAATATTTAGTACTCGGCTCTTGTGGTCAAATCGGTGCATCACTTACAACATACTTAAACAGTATAAATGTCGATGTTGAAGAGATTGATATTGTGAGAGGCGAACAAGAAGACTTACGATATACATCTTCTATTATTGAACAAAAAATACGTCAATCTGATTTTGTATACTTTCTTGCTTACGATGTTGGTGGTTCGAGATACCTTGCAAAGAATCAAAGGTCTATTCAATTAATTCTTAATAATTCGAGAATGATGGATACTGTATTTAGCCTTTTACAAAAATACAATAAAAAATTTATTTTTGCGTCCTCACAGATGGCGTCAATGGGGCATTCACCTTACGGTGCATGCAAATTGCTTGGTGAGCACTATACAGAGATACTTGGTGGTAAGACAGTGAAGTTCTGGAACGTTTACGGGGTAGAGCACGATGAAGAAAAATTTCACGTCGTAACAGATTTTATTAAAAAAGCACGTGACACAAAAACTATTAGTATGCTCACTGACGGTGAAGAAGAAAGACAATTTCTATTTGCTGACGACTGTTCACAATGTCTATACAAACTAGCGCAATGCTATGACGCTATTGACTCCTCGATTCCGTTACATATAACAAGCTTTACTTGGACAAAGATTAAAGATATTGCAGAAATAGTTGCATCGTTCTTCCCGGGCACTAAAATAATACCTGGAAAGACAAGTGATAAAGTGCAAAATGGTATAAAGAATGAACCAAACGGTAGTATTCTAAATTACTGGCAACCTAAAACCGATATTCGTAGTGGTATACAACAAATTATTAATGCTAAATGAAAGAAATAAATATACGAGACTTTAATTTTCAACATCATCCCGAGTCAATGACTCATGAAAAAAAAGCATCACACTTTAAGTGGTGTCGTGAAAATAGAATAGCTAGTAATAGCTGTTTTATTACAGATAGATATTTACATCTCGTAGATAAATGCAATGCAAAACGTAAGATTGGCATGCTCATCGAACCACCTGCAATTTTACCAGACATATATAAATTTGTTGATGAAAATTATAAGAAATTTGATTACATTCTTACCTTTGATAAGGAATTACTTGACTCAGGTAGAAATTTTCTCTTCTATCCATTCGGTGCGTGCTGGATAAAGGACTTCTCAAAGCCTGAAAAGTCTAAAATGTGTTCAATGATTGCATCGGATAAACAATTTACACCGGGACATGCATTTAGACAAGAAGTAATACGCAAGTTTAATAACAAAGTAGATCATTTTGGTCGCGGATTTAAGTTTGTTGAACATAAAGAAGAGGGATTAAGAGATTATTATTTTTCTATTGTTCTTGAAAATTCAAGAACAGACTATTATTTTTCTGAAAAAATTCTCGATTGTTTTGCTTGTCGCACAGTGCCAATATATTGGGGTAGTAATGTATCGAGCTTTTTTGATATGAAAGGTATTATTACTTTTGATACAATGGAGGATCTCGAGAGTATCATTAATAACTTAACAGTTGAGAAATATAACGAGCTTATACCTTATATTGAGAATAATTTCGACTTAATTAAAAAAGAAAAATATGAGATACCTGAAGATTGGTTATTTGAAAAGTATCCCTTCCTTTTTAACTGACTTATAATATGAAATATAATACGTACGAACAATATGAAGAAAATCTTTACCCTTCACATCTTCAAAAAATAAATTATTGTCAGAACGGTCATGTCGATACCACGCCAACTGTTGTAAAGTGTTTGCTGCATTATTGCAAAAGCGGTGAGATTAAAGACCACAGCGATGTCACCTCTGCTATAGAGACAGGTACTTTTTCAGGAGCTACATCCATGCACTTAGCCGGTTTATTTGAAAATGTGCATACCGTAGAAAAATACCCGCAATATCACGGCTTTGAACACTATTCAGCTATTAAAAAGCAATTCCCCAATATACATTTCTACAACGGCAATTCACCTTCTTTTATTGAACATATTCTCACACAAAGCCCAACAGAGCGGTTTTTTATCTGGTTAGATGCACATAATGGTACAAGTGAAGTACCTTTAATACAGGAATTAAATTCAATTAACACATTTTCCACGAGAAAAGATCATATCATATGTATTGACGATGGCCCTGATATGGGACATCAAAATTTCCCTAATCACGAACAAATTGTTAATGCGCTTCATGAAATAAACCCAGGTTATAGATTAACCGAAACGGCATATGGGCGTGGTATTCATATTGCGCTGTTATGAAAACATGTCTAATAAGACAACCTGCAGGGCTTGGTGATATCTTTTTTACTTTAAAAATAGCAAAAAAGATAATTCAAGGACATGTTGCGGATATCGTATATTGGCCTGTTATTCCTGAATTTTTGTTTATTAAGGATTATATTAAGCAAGACAAACTGGTATTTTGTAACGTAAATGAGGATTTTCCTTTTAAGGATGTATACATTAATGACCCGAGAAATATAATACATCAACCAGATCTATTATATTTACCATTACAGCGCGCTGATGAAATGGATGATGATCTTATATTAAAATCAAAATATAATATTATAGACGCGAAGTGGGGCGATTGGTATAACTTTTTTGCATACCAGAGAAATAAACAAAAAGAAAATGAATTATATTATAAGATTCTTAATCTTAAAGATAACGAAAAATATACTTTAGTAGGAACTACTTACGGTTCACCGCCCGATATGAAATCCGGGCATATCGAGTTACCACAAGATAATTCACGTATCGTTTTTATTGATATTAAAAAAGGATTTACTATATTTGATTGGTGTAAGGTATTAGAGCAAGCAGAAAATATTCACCTTGTGGACACCAGCTTTACATATATTTGCGAAACGTTAGATTTACATGCAAAAAATTTATTCTTATACTCGAGAACACAAAAACCACAACCACCGTCATATCTTCAAACAAAATTTATTTGGAGAAAACCATGGCAGTATAAACAAGTATGATAGAGACAATAACATTTAAAGATAAAAAATACCCTTATTTTCAAGCTCAAGGAAATGCAGCACAATTTGCAATACCTTTCGCTAGATGGCTATGTCGCGGTAAAGGGTATGATATCGGATGTAATAGAGAAGAATGGAAATTACCTGGTGCACGTGGCATTGATTTATGTTATAATGATGGTTATAGTGCTACTAATTTACCTGATGAACCTGTTGACTATATTTTTTCGAGTCATTGTTTAGAACATCTTGATAATTGGGTGCAAGTACTTGAATATTGGAAAAGTAAGCTTAAAAGCGGTGGTGTACTATTTCTTTATTTACCTCACTATGATCAGGAATATTGGAGACCATGGCATAACACCAAGCATAAGTCTATATTCTTACCTATGTTTTTACGCGACTATATGAATGATAACGGATATACAAATATTTTTGTAAGTGAAAAGGATTTAAACAGTGCATTTATTGCGGTAGGAGAAAAAATATGAAAAAGTGTTTTGTTACCGTCTGCACTGATGAAAACTATGGTAAAAACGTTCGTATCGATTATCTCATTAATAGTCTCAACTACTTTCACCCTGATATACCGCTTATTATTTTTGATAGTGAGAAATTAAAAGCGTTGTTAGATGATGACGGCTGGCCTGCTTCAGATGAGAGGCATAAAGCATATTATTATAAATCAATAATTGGTCGCGGATTATACAATGAATATGAAGCAATCGCATTTATTGATGCCGATAGCACAATTACAGGTGATCTTAGTGATATTTTTGAAGGTGATTATGATATTGCTGTAGTTAGAAATAACACCGATATCGGATCTGCAGGAATGCATAAAGGCATAACAATACACGACCCGTTTAAACATGAGGATATACCTTTAATGAAATATATCAATGCAGGGTTATATGTTATAAAAAATAAAGAATTATGGGATGATTGGACGAAAGCTAATAAGAAATACGGTAACAATTTTCCTAGTATTGAGCAAGATATACTTAACTGTATAGTTAATAGCGACAAATATAAAGTAAGATATTTAGATCCTGTAGGTTCCGGTATTTCTTATGGTTTATGTAATGCATGGGGCAAACATACACATTGGGATAGTTGGAGAGAGAGCTATTTATGTAACGATCAGTTATTCATTGATAATGGCTTCGGTATACCTTTACTTACAAAAATTTTACATGTAGCTGGCGGGTCTTCGACAGGTTACCCTAAGCAAGATTTCGATCGGTTTTTTACTGGTGAAGTAAAGGAATGGCTATATAAGATAACAGATAGAAATTATAAAATGGAACACAATATACAATTAATAAGAGGTACAGAGATGAGACCTGAACACGATAAAGGTATGCGAGACATTATCGAGAAACTTAAACCCGGTACTGTAATGGTTGAGGTAGGTTGCTATTACGGTGAATCAACATTGATATGGGCTAGTAGTGATAAAATTGATAAAATTGTTGCAGTAGATAGATGGATGGATTTTTATGATAAAAGTGATTTAGCTTCTGAACGCGGTAATATGAAAGAAGTGGAGCGTATGTTTGACGCTAACATTAAAGGTAATAGTAAGATTGAAAAAATTAAAGGTAGCAGTGTTGATGTAAGTAAGCTATTTACACCTCAAAAGCTCGACTTTATTTATATCGATGCATCACACAAATATGATGATGTAGTTGCAGATATTAATGCGTGGCGTCGATGCTTAAAAGGGGGTAGTATTCTCGGTGGCCACGATATAAACAATAGTGATGTAAGACGTGCTGTCTATGATACTATAGGGGAGCCCGACTTTACATTCGATGATTTTTCGTGGATAAAAACAATTAATTGAATTTTTTTATATCTTTAATAAATTAGTTATATGAAGAAAACAGCAGTAGTTTTAGGTGCAGGTGGATTTATAGGTAACCATCTGGTTAATCGGTTAAAAAGTGAAGGATACTGGGTACATGGTGTTGATCTTAAATTACCAGAATTTTCTACAACACAGGCAGATGTTTTTACTGTAGGAGATTTACGTGATGTAAAGATAGTAAGCCAGGTACTTTATGGTCCTGAGCAACGATCAGTGAGTGGAAAAGATAGTATCTACCCTATTGATGAAGTGTATCAGTTAGCAGCGGATATGGGTGGTGCAGGTTACATCTTTTCAGGTGAAAATGATGCGAGTGTAATGCATAATTCGGCTTTAATAAACCTAAACGTTGCAGAAATAGCGCGCACACATGGTGTACGTAAAATATTTTACAGTAGCAGTGCATGTATGTACCCGGAGCATAATCAGCTCGATCCGAACAACCCTAATTGTGAAGAAAGTTCTGCATACCCTGCTAACCCCGATTCGGAATACGGCTGGGAAAAGCTTTTCAGCGAACGGCTTTATCTCGCTTACAAGAGAAACCATGGTCTAGATGTAAGAATTGCAAGATTTCATAATATCTTTGGCCCATTAGGGTCGTGGAATAATGGAAAAGAAAAAGCACCGGCTGCAGTATGTAGAAAGGTAGCACAAGCTGTCACAGGTGGTGAGGTCGAAATTTGGGGTGACGGAAAACAGACACGTAGCTTTTTATATGTTGATGAATGTGTTGAAGCAGTAAGAAGATTGATGAATTCTGACTTTAGTGGACCGGTAAACATCGGTTCTGAGGAAATGGTTACTATTGATCAGCTTGTAGAGATCGCTGCAAAAGTCGCAGGTAAACAGATTAGCATAAAACACATACCTGGCCCAACAGGTGTTAGAGGACGTAATTCTGATAATAAACTTTTACGTAGTACGCTTAATTGGGAACCTTCGCTACCACTCGAAAGCGGTATTGCAAAAACATATGAATGGATAAATGGTCAGCTAAATGGCTGATTCTAAAAAAATATTACTTACATACGCGACAACGAATAATCACTATTCTTTGTATCAACAGCTATGTATACAATCTTTTGTAAAGTGCAAAGAATTTGATATTATATATCAATGCAACGAGACAAATATATTACCAGAGTTTAGAGAAAAAAATAAACATATATTTGATAGTGTACATGGTGGATCGGGTGCTTTAAGAGCTAATTTTTGGGTATGGAAACCTTACTTAATAAAACGGTGTTTAGATAGAATGTCGGAAGGTGATATTCTCGGTTATGTCGATGTAACGATTACGCAGAAAGAAAGTTTAAATCCTATTTTTCAAAAACTTAAAACACAAAGTATCGTACCGTTTAAAATTAACGACGGTAAAGGTGATGAACGTGATGCAACAAAAAGAGACGCCTTTGTGCTTATGGGATGCAATGAAGAGCAGTTCTGGACTGGGGAGCTTTCAGGTCAACTTCATGCAGGATTTCTTTTTTTAAGAAAAGATTCTGTATCTGTAAAGTTTGTTGAAGAATGGCTAGCATTCTGTCAAGATGATCGCATTATTACCGAGCGTGACAACACACAAGGATTACCGAATTATCCGGCATTTGTTTGTCATAGACATGATCAATCTGTATATAGTTTATTAATTAAAAAATATAAATTTAAAGCCTATACTGATCTCACACAACACGGTAACAATTACCGACAAGGCGAGGAAAAAGAGTGGGGACAATTGCTTATTCACGGTAGATAAGCTTGAATTTGTATTAGTATCAGCTATACTATCGCTTGTATGATTATAACTGATATTAAAAATTACGACGGTAAGATCCTTCATAATAGATTTGCTTACAAATATTTTAGAGAAAGAACTCTTCCAATTGGCAATATCATTGCTTTTAGGGCACCGATGCACGTAGAAGCTGAAGGTATGATTGATACTGAAGATGTACTCAATAATGATTTTATCTATAGTCAGGATGCTATAAATTTTTTATGGGAGATACCGAATCTTGATCCGTTTGGTGCTGTTTCTTGGCAGAGATTGTTCAATACACAGATAGCAAATATTTTAAGCTTTAAATATATTAAAGCTCCTATCGAAGTAGATGGTGATGATTTAATTGTACATAAAGAGCATGCTCAAGGTGGCGTAACACAGATGAAGGGTAAATGCAGTGTAAGTATTACATACTCTAAAAATAATGTAGCGCTCGGCCATACGGGTATTAATATAACTGCAGGTAAGAAGGCTCCTGCGTTTGCATATTCTACTAATCTCGATGATAGTAATGCTGAGAGTTTTATGAAAGATGTAATTGAGTTATTTTACAAGATGAATGAAGATATTTTTATCGCGACTACGAAAGTTATATCGTGACTATATTTGATTATATTTCAAATATTCTTTTTACTAAAAAAGAAAACTGCTTCTCTACAGTTGATGATGAGAAGCAGTTTTCACCATACCTAATTAATAGGTGGCTGAGTATGTACGGTAAGAGTACTATCTCAGCTTGCGATATCGCAAACAAATATACACAAGTCTTTAGCAATAAAGCAGAGTGTTATAAATTTTTGAGTGTCATTTTTCCTAAAGTAACACAAAAGAAAATTGAATATATAAAGAAAAAAAAGACAGAAGAAGACGATGCAAATTTTTTATTGCTCGCGAAAAACAAGGAGCTTTCTGTACGGGAAATAAAAAACTATATTGATTTATTAAAATCATGAATAAGTCATTCTATGACTGCATCTATTGACTCCTTACCAACACAAAAAAGCCTTATTGATTTTTCAGAATTACCAAAAAATTCATTTAATTCTGTCTTTTACGGTTATAACCTTAAGATGGTACTCGATGATGTTTTATTGGTAAAATACACTGATGAAACAGACGACGGCTCTACTATTATAAGAAATGGTCTACATGTACCTATTAATGCTGATACAAAAGCATGGCGTATAGGTGAAGTTATACTTGCAGGTCCTAATGTTCGATTTACAAAGGTGGGTGACTATGTATGTTTTCCGAATAATCTTGGGGTACCTGTCGCTAATATTGATATTGAAGAATATGGTACACTTAAAAAAGGCATATTCTTAAACGAGCAAAGAATTTTTGGTATATGCTCTGTAAGGTCTGACGATAATGAAAGTGTCGCTGCCCAACTTAAAAAATCTGCTACTCAGTAATGTTGCGGAGATAAAATTCTCGAGGAGGAGAATAAAATTTGGTGCACCTACAACGCGTAGAATGCTATGCACTAATTCACTTCAACTACTCAATAGCACTGAAGGTAGACTTGCATTAAACTACAGACGAGCAATTACATCTCCTCACTTTGATCCTAACACTAAAAACCTACTCATTACATGGGATATTTTTATGCAGGATTATAGATGTATAAATATGGCAGCCTGCGAACTAATTCAAATAATACCTGCAAATCAACAATTTTGGAAATTCTTTAACGAAAAGCTCGCTTTGCTTTCTGCACAGCAAAAGATAAATTTTATGAACTCATGACGTCTCCTGAAGAAATAGAAGATTTAATTAAACCCTTACTTCTTACTCATATTGATTTTTTGCTTGAAAATAAGAAGATAAAGAGCGGTAAATTTATATTGTTTTCAGTGCGTGATTTTTTCTGTGTATTTACTTTTCACGATATGCAGAAAAATAAAAAAGTAATTTACGAAATACCGTATCCCTTTAATGCACACAAAACAAAAGGCGGTGTTATTTTTGATTATACTGTTAACACTTTTTGTGAAAAAAATCTCGATACTACAACACATATTATAAAGCATAGTGGCAAAAAACCTTCAAAACTTTTTAATAAAAAGTTATTTGTTTTAACACAATAATCAGCTATAATCTGTGTGTGCAAATACCAAAATTAGCGACATTATTTCCAGAGGAATATACACCTACAAAAAAGCAACTTTCACTTTTAGAGAAAATTGAAGATGGTCTTACTAAAAGCAAATTTGTAATATGTAGTGCTCCGACTGGATCAGGTAAAAGTCTTATTGCACGTACACTTGCAAGTCTTTCTTCAGAGCCTTCTGCTGAGAAGCGCAGATTAATTCAGTCATATGAAGCATTTAAGCAAGACTTTACAGGAAATTATACTAATAGTGAAGAGTGTAATGATGAACCACCGTCAGGTGCATTTGCTCTTACTATTACTAAAACACTACAAGATCAATATAATACATTGTTTGTAAAAAGTGATATTTTAAAAGGGAAGATGAATTACACATGCAATCTTGATGACAGCTATAGTGTTGATTTTGCACCTTGCACATTTGTTTCAAAGTTAAAAGAGTCATGCTGGGAGAAGGGCATATGTGCGTATTATACAGCAAGAAATAATGCACTTTTATCGAGGTTTGCAGTATTAAATTACAAGATGTTTTTAGCGTTACCTGAGCATGTAAAGCGCAAAAATATTATAATTTGTGACGAAGCATCTGAACTTGAGGAGGAGCTAGTAAGACAATTTTCTGCAGAAATAGATTATGAAAAACTCAAGCAGTATGACATAAGCGTAAAAATGTTAGTGAGTGATAATCATACGCGAGCACGTGCTTGGCTATACGAACTCATTGAGAAAATAACTACAGCTATTGAGAGTATAACACAGATTGGGTCTAAGAAACTAGAGATGCTCTCAAAAAGCGATATTGCACGTTTTCAGTATTTAAAGAATTTACATAACTCGCTTACAGCAATTGATAGTATGTGGTCGGAATGTGAATATATAATAGACGTAAGTGCTACACGTGTTACTTTTACACCGTTACACGCACATACACTCGCCAAATATATTTTTAATTTCGCTGATAAAATCGTTCTTATGTCAGCGACCATTATTGATCCAGAACATTTTGCTAAGTCTCTAGGTATTACAGATTACAGTTATGTAGAGTGTGAAAGTGATTTTGAGCCATCTAAATCACCTATATATGTTTCATCAACTAATAAAATTAATTATAAAACATTAAAAAATGTTTTACCTAAAATATGTACACAGATAGAGCAAATAGTTAATCACCATAAAAATGAAAAAGGTATCATTCACACACACACTCAAGAAATTGCAAATATTATACAGGATAAAATAGGTAAGAATAAACGTTTTTTGTTTAGAGATGCAACGGCAACAAATGAGAATATTCTTAAAGAGCACTGCGAAACACAGGATCCTACGGTTCTCGTTTCACCATCTCTAGTATATGGTGTAGATCTGAAAGATGAGCTTGCACGGTTTCAAATTATAGTGAAATTACCGTTTTTACCGCTTTCATCAAAGCGAATTAAAAAACTCTTTGATACTGATAAAGATTGGTACGAAAACAAAATGCTTAGCGCTACAGTACAAGCAGCGGGTAGAGCAACGCGTAACAAAGACGACTATTCTGTGACGTATATACTCGACAGCAATTTTATTAATGTTGTTAAAAGATCGAGAAGCAAACTACCTAAGCACTTTATAGATAGGATACAGTAATAAATAATTACTGTGATAAGCCAGGCATACCACTTTGAAATAAAAGATGTACTAACTCAATTTATTGCAGCCTTTGATGATATTGTAATAAAACGATTTAACAAGAGTAGAATACCTGAAACCAATGTACATGTGAGGTATGTGTATTCGCCGAAACAGCGTGTTTTGTTTGATTTGGTTAATAGAGCTCAAAATATAACTATACCTGTCGTTGCAGTTTCTATTAACAGCGTACAGAGAGATGAAAGCAGAGTATTTAACAAAATCGAAGGCTTTTATTATACGCATGGAGAACTCGACAGTGACCATCAGCGTGATTCCGTTCATTACAGGACGCCAGTACCGATAAACATTAATATATCAATGTCTATAGTTACACGATATCAGTCTGATATGGATCAAATACTATCAAATTTTATACCTTATAATAATCCTTATATCGTAATATCATGGAAAACACCAGATACAGTAGTAAGCTCGGGATTTAAAGTCCCGCAAGAAATACGCAGCGAAGTATTGTGGGATGGCACAATGAATCTCACCTACCCTACAGACATAAATGCATCGGAAAAATATAAAGTAATAGGTGATACAACATTTACAATTAAAGCATGGTTATTCGCTGCACCAAGCAATCCAATTGGCAATATTTTCTACATTGACAGCAACTTCCACAATTCACGTAATGTAACGCTGTATGAAGACTTAAGCGGTGATACCTTTGCATACCCGCTTACATCCATGCTAGTAAATGATAAAGATGTTGTTACTGTAAACGGGTACCCGCAAGTAACACGGGTAGTTGATCAGGATTTGTAATAATATGAGCTACGAAAAAGAAATACCTGTATATGGTTCTGCACAATCGGTCACAATAGTTAACGCAGGTTATAATTATGATTGGTTACAAAATTTATTCTTAAGCTCGTATAGTGTAGGTTTTCCTTCTCTTACATCAGTTGACAGACATACAAACATCAGACGTGTATCTGCCATATGCCCTGCATTTGAAGGTTATTTACTACCTATTTCATCGTATGAAATAGTAAACAAAAATACACTTCGCTTAAATTTAAGTACTATTAATTTTATAGACAGCGGTTACATTGATGTTATTTTTGAAAATGTGGCGGGGTATACCAAGTTATCTGATATTAATAATATACTAGTATACAGTGCTGGAGAAGAGGTAATAATAACACCAACACCTTCACCTGATCCTGGTGAAGTAACTTTTATTTTACTACCAAACGATGATACTGATGGTGATGGTTATACGGATAATGATGAAACAGTTGCAGGTACAGATATAAACGACCCGACTGATTTTCCAATATCACTGTTCAACACATTTAACAATATATGAAATTACAATCAAATAATACAGGAACCTTTTCTAAGCAAAATACTGTATCATTTAACACATCATTATGGTCCGCAACTAACGGAACAATTAAGTGGTCTGATTTTCCATTACAAATACCCTACACCGAACAAGATGTATACCACACACAATTAACACATACCCCTGGTCCGACACATGATATAGGATGGACAATACGAATTGGTAAAGGCGGTCACATTTACTATATCGATATTGACAATTTTGGTCAAATAATATGTCCTCAAAGATCATTTTCAGCATGGAATGACGACTGCATGACTACTACAGTATACAGTGCTGATGTAGTTAATAATGATCCTGAAATGAAAATAGGAAACGACTCATGGGCAAATGGCTATATACATGGCTCTGGCATGTATATAAAACCGCAAATGGATCCTCTCAATAATAAGCCATTTTATAATCCTATATTAGCAGAAAATTTTAATTTAACAGATAGAAGTTATTCAATTATTAATTGGGGGTTAGTTCCTAAACCAAATATCAATCGCGGTGATGTGTTATTTTATTCAAGGTATAGGGATATAGGCAACGGTGTTCTAGAGATGACATTTTATTGTTATAATTTCGGTCAAAGAAACTATAATTTTGCAGAGACACCATGGTGGGCTGTAAGACCGAGCAAATTTCCAAATATGATCGAGGGCATAGGTGGTACATCTACATTTAAGATTAATAATAAAACCTTTCAGAGCGGTGCTATATCGAGAAGTGGTGGGTGGGGTGCACATACAGTAAACCCAAGCGATCCTAACTCTATAACTTGCGCACATGTTTGGGGTACTGCTGGTATGAGTATGGCTGTTAACTTTGGATTTGTGGATCGAGGTGTAAGAGATATGTCATTAATTGCCCCGTCAATTAATAGCATTAATATGCCGTATGGTACCGGTATTATATATAAACGTTATGCGGTATTTGGTAAGTTGGCTACTGTTTCTGATATATGTAGTAAACTTAATCAACATGCGTACTCAGGTATGATTGAGTTTACAGAGGATTTTTCTGGTAAAATGCCTCTTTATCGTACTGCGATAAACGGTCAGCCTGTTTTAACATTAACACCAACCGGTTCACCGGTTGCATATTCTCACCCTGTACCAGTTAAGGATTCGCTGCCTTTACTTTTAATGAAAAACACTGTTACAGGTAATTATTTTATATCAACAGACCCCTACGCTGTTTGTGGTAAATCCCCATTTACAAATCCATATCCTCCAACACATCCAAAATACAGTACATATCAAAACAAGCACATTTACCAAATCTATGACGGTAAGACAGAATGGATATCGATATTAGGATTCGCGCGCATTATACCAAGCGGCGGCATACCAGCAGGTTATGTACCGCTGTCACAAAGACTCGACGGTATACCGTTTATCCAGGGAGAAAAGCTTGATTCAAATCAAATATTAGTGATGTAGTGCTTGTTAAATAATTATACTAATATAAATACTCCTATGGCTGATCAAGCGGACCCTAATAGAGAAAGCACGTTTGGACGTGATCTGGTTAAGTATATTTCTTCAAAATTACCATACCAGTCGGTAAGTGTTGCAGATAAAATCGAACAGCTTAACCCTAAATATGATCTTTTTTACAACAAAGGCACACATCGCCAAGAAGCGTTAATACGACAATCGATAGCTTCTTCTATATCAGTAACTGATGATGCTTATGCTACCATCTTACAGAATAAAGATTATCATAACTTCATGTATGCTAATATCCAGCCGGATAAAGGCAGACGTCTCATGGATTACCGTGTTATGGCAGCATTCTCGGAAGTTGCTGATGCACTTGATGAAATATGCGATGAATTTATTAACAAAGATGAAAACGGTGATATAGTAAGATTACGCTTCGTAGATACTGATATATCGGAAGAGCAGAAAAACAAAGTAAAAAAAGAATTTAAAAAATATATAGGCTATTTTGACTTAGAGAATAAAGGTTGGGAATATATACGCCAACTCTTAGTAGACGCAGAAATCTATTTTGAACATATTGTACATAAAAAATATACAAAAGAAGGTATACTCGGCATTGTGATGATACCGTCAGATATTGTTGATCCGATTTTTGAAAATGTACAAAATATGGTTGCGAAAGGTTACTTGCTTCGTAAACCTATTTTTGATTCTAAAAATCCTGGAAAGGTTGCAAAAACTGAATTAATACCGCTTGATATTAACCAAGTTACATATATAAATTCCGGAATTTGGAATGAAACAAAGACATTAAGACTGCCGTTTATTGAAAATGCGAGACGTGCTTACAGACAATTAAGTTTAATTGAGGATTCGATTGTCATATATCGCCTAGTACGTGCACCGGAGAGATTAGTTTTTAACGTTGATGTAGGCAACATGCCTCCTGCTAAAGCTGAAGCATATCTTCGCAAATTAATGTCAAATTATTGGTCGAAACGCACTTACGATGCCAACCAAGGCGCCACAGTACAAAAATTTAACCCCCAATCAATGCTCGATAGCTTTTGGTTTGCAAAGCGACAAGGATCAGAAGGCACAAGTGTACAACAACTTGCGGGCGGCGCTAATCTCGGTGAATTAACAGATTTAATGTATTTTGTTAAAAAACTTTACAAATCACTTAAAGTACCTGCTTCGCGATTAAACCCTGAAGAACAGTTTAAAGACGGTCTCGATATTCTTCGTGAAGAATTAAAATTTGCACGATTTATTATAAGACAACAACAGCATTTTGCAGAAGGATTAAAAAACGGCTTTGTAACACATTTAAAATTAAGAGGTCTTTGGGAAGAATTAAACTTAACAGAGATGGAAATTGACTTAAGATTTAATCCACCAACAAATTTCTACGAGTTACGCGAAAATCAAAAATTACAATTAAAAGCAGAAAATTTTAACGCAATAACACAGAGCGACTTTGTATCAAAGACATATGCACAAAAGAGGTATCTTGGCTGGACTGATTCTGATGTTATGGCGAATAGAGAATTTTTAAGAAAAGATCGTGAACTTATGTGGGAGCTCGATCAAATATCGAATGGTGGGCCTAACTGGGCAGAGATGGGTGCGATGGCGCAAGGTGAAGCACCGGAAGGCGGAGCAGGAGGAGGCGCTCCATCAGGTACACCGCCAGCATTTGGACCAGCACCGACCGGAGCTGAAGCACCGCCAGCAGAGACGGCTCCTGGGGCGGAGGCACCACCACCTGCAGCAGGCGGAGGAGGAGCTACACCACCACCCGCGTAATAAATAACTAGTATGGATTGCTCCACAATCACACCTATTACTGCATTTCAGAGTACTAACTTAAGCTCAAAAATTGATTCTTTTAAGAGATTAGGTAACAGAATATCACGTGCACTTGGTGCTCCAATGATAAACGTCGAGATACATCATGATCAATTATTTGAAAACTTATCGATCGCTTGCGAACTATTTACAAAATACGCTGGTTACACCGAAGAATTTCTTGTATTTGATTCAGATTTATATATTGACGGTAAGGGTGTAAAGCTTGACGAACTCTTTAGTATTACGCCTTATTTTAACAAAACCACCAAGCCTTCAAATACTGTTTATGTTGCGACGTCTGCTATACCAGCTTCATATTTTGCTTCGTCATCAACACTATCAAGCGTGTATGTTGATGGTATATTCCCGAACCAAATACTCACAACAAGCGATTTTTTAAGCGTCATTAATTTTAATAGTACTGTAGTTGATACTTTTAAACCATCAGAGAATTCGCAACAGCAAATAGTAAACAGCTTTGACTATGATACTATGGATTACAGAAAAGTAATTGATATTGTCGATTTTGAAGAAGGTACAAGTACGGGTATAAACACCCTGTTTACAATCGAGCAAACCCTTGCACAACAAACATATTTTAGCTATGCAATGGGTAACTATGGTTTTGATCTTATTAGTTGGTATATCCTGAAAGACTGGATAGAACAAAGAGAGAAGCTACTTGCAACAAAGAGGCACTTAACGTTTGACCCGCGTACACAGTATATGGTTATGTATCCACCACCGCGTACACCGGGGTCTGGTAGCAGGTTTTACGGTGTAGTGGCATGTAACGTTGAAAGACCGTTACGCGATATAATAAAAGAACCATGGGTATACCAATACGCACTCGCTTTAAGCAAAATTACACTTGGAAATAACCGTGGTAAATATCAAAATGTAACTATGTTTGGCGGTGGTTCTATTAACTTCAATGACATTCTTTCACAAGGGTTAGAAGAGAAAAAGAATCTAGAAGATAAGCTCTTTACAGGTGCATCACCGGGATTTGGTGATGCGGATCCGCCGATGTTTTTCTTAGGTTAATTAGTGTATGGCTATACCGCTGCAGAAAAACAGTAAATTCCGTCAAGGTATTTTTACACCAAAAAATCCTGCAAAGTATATTGGTAAAGGTAAGCCAGTTTACAGATCTGGATGGGAATTAAAATTTTTTAGATGGTGCGACGACAATGTTAATGTGGTTGAGTGGGCTAGTGAATCTGTTATTATACCTTATATTAATCCGTTAGATAGAAAAGTACATCGTTATTATACAGATGGTGTTATAGCGTTAAAAGAGGGCAGTGAAATAAAGAGATATATAATAGAAATAAAACCTATCTCACAAGTATTACCACCAAAGCCTGGTAAGAAAAAAAAGACTACTGTCATTTACGAAAATCAAAGATATGTACAAAATATGGCAAAATGGGATGCAGCTCGCGAGTGGTGCAAGAAAAAAAATTTCAATTTTTGGATCTTGACAGAAAAGGAGCTTGGATTAAATAAATAGAGCCAAATTTAATAAATATTTTTATGTCATTACGCTTATTAGTAGAAACACCTCCATCACTCGATCAATTCGAATATATTATTGAGGAAAAAAACTCAAAAGGACCTTCAGTTTTAAAGATAAAGGGTGTATATATGGAGTCAGAAGCAGTTAATAAAAATCGCCGTTGCTACACTTATGATGACATGAGACGTGAAGTTAATCGCTATACAGAAGAGCTTATTAATACACAGCGCGCACTCGGTGAATTAAACCACCCTGCATCTGCAGAAGTAGATCTTGAGCGCGCATGCCATCTTGTAACAGATTTACATTGGGAAGGTAAAGCAGTAATAGGTACATCAACAGTACTTTCAACACCAACAGGTCAGATTGTTCGTTCTCTTATTAATGACGGTGTTAAGGTAGGTATGTCAAGTCGTGCACTCGGTCAATTAACAGAGGAATCTAATGGTATAAATAGAGTACATGATATGCGGTTAATTGCTGTTGATTGTGTTGCCGATCCTAGCTGTCCAAAAGCATTTGTTAACGGTATTCTCGAAAGTAAGCAGTATGTGTTACGCAATGACGGTAGATTAGAAGAAATATATGAAAGATTTGAAAAGAGTCTTAAAAATTTACCATCAAGAGATGTACAAGCATACCTCAAAGAGCAAGTTATGTCATTTCTTAGCTTTTTAACTAAGTAATAACATGAAGAAGCCTATTAATGAGTTGAGTTTATTACCTAATTTAGGTCTCGGTGGTGTACAGCGTACAACAGGTACAACCGGTACAGGTACAACAGGAATGAACACACCGGGATCGAAAACACAAGCCATTGCTAAGTCAACAGCGCTCTTAACAAAACAAATTAACGACATTACAAACAAAATTGCTTCTGCAAAACAAAAAGCTGCACAATCTGGTCAAGGTGATCAACAAAAGCTCGTACAAACAATTGGATTGCTTCAAAAACAACTTCAAGCGCTCACGACTTCAGAAAATGAAGAGGGTAGCTTAAAGAAAAAAGCTGTAAAAGGGTACAAGGCAGTAGCAAACATGACCGGACAAGCTATCGGTGCACGTTCAGGTGTACCAGGTGCAGGTGCTGCGCTTGGTAAAATGGGTGAATATACTGCAGGTAAGATGAGTAAATTTTTAGGTCTTGAAGGTAAAAAAAGTAACACCACGGGTATAAATAATAATAAAGATATGCGCGTATCTAAGAAACAAAACATAAAAGAAGGAATATTGCCAGCAGTTGGCAAAGCAGCAAGTACAGCAGTTAAGACAGTTGGTAATGTTGCAGGTATGGTACCTGTAGTTGGTGGCCCTGTAAAAGCTGCAGCGGATCTTGCAGGGGATGTAACGACTGGTGTTCTTGGTGGCGAAGATGAAGAGACACCAGGGCAATTAACACCTATTCAAGACGAAGTCGTTAGCGCTCTTGCACGTAAAAGATATCACATTAATAAAGTATCGCATCAGTACGCAGATGAAGAAGGCGGACCAACAGTCTATATGAGCAAACGCCCGAATAAATATTCAACACGTTACGCAAAAGTTGCACCTGATGGCTCTATTAACGGCATGTCATTAAAAGAATTTTTTGGTAGTGAAGAAAATGAAGAGAGAGTTTTAACTAAAAAGCAACAAATAATTGCTAAAGCAGCACCACCATATGATAAAATAACTGGTGCAGACTTTAGTGCAATGAGAAAAGAAAGTACTGAAACAAAAAACTTTTTAAAAGCTATTTTACAAAAAAACTACTCCGAGGCTAATAAATATTTAGGCAGCCTCGTCAATGAAAAGATTAAAAAAGTAATTGGTAAGGCAGCCGACAATAAAAAATAATTTATGGATAAAGACATAACACAAGTTCTCAAAGAAGCAGCAAAAGATATTCTCACAGAGGATGTCTTAAAAGATATTGAAACAGCGTTTAATACTGCAGTTGAAAATAAAGTTGCTATTCATGTTGAAAAAGCTCTTAATGAGCAAGATGAAGATTATGCATCAAAGCTTGATAGTCTTATTAAAGCCATTGACGCAGATCACACCGCTAAATTAAAAATGGTTGTTGAAGCAATCGATACCGATCGTGCTGAGAAGCTTAAAAAAATTGTCGAAAAATATGAAGCAGCACTCGTCAAAGAAGCTGCAGATTTTAAATCCTCACTCGTTGATCAAGTGAGTAATTATTTAGAACTTTATCTTGAAGAAAAACTTCCTCTTGCTGAGGTCCAAGAAGCAGTTAATAATAAAAGAGCCGTTGCTACATTAAATGAAATACGCAACATGCTCTCTGTTGATATGGCACTTGCAAAAGAAAGCATAAAAGAAGCCATCGTTGATGGTAGATCAAGATTAGATGAAGCTGCAACGCAGCTTGAGACTGCTAATAAGCAGGTTAATGAATTAAAGAGCAAGCTCTCTCTTACCGAGTCACAATTAGTACTCGAGAAGAAAGTATCTTCTCTCGATGACGCTGAAAGAGCATATATGAAGAAAATGCTTTCAGGTAAGTCAGCTAAATTTATTGTTGAAAATTTCGACTATACATTGAGCTTATTCAATAAATCTGAAGAAGCACGTCTCAAAACATTGAAAGAAGAGGCAATTACTGAGACTATCGCAACAAAAGTCGATAGACCGGTAATTGAGGAATCAGTTGCCGAGCAAGACGAGGCAGATCCATCTTTTAACCTCTACCTTTCAGAACTCAAGAAATATTAATTTTTTGATGAGGTTAATACCTGAATAGAAATGTCTATATATCTCTGTAAAGAGATACGAGTCTGATATTAGACATAGTCACATGAAATAGAAAGTGAAACAAAATAATATGTCAAACATACGTCCTTCACAGTCTTACATCGATGAAAATCGCGCTAAACTCCTTATTGAGAAGTGGGCTCCAGTATTGGATTACACCTCCAATAACGTTCAAGCGATTGAAGATGATCATACACGCTTAAACACCGCTATCCTTTTGGAAAACCAAGAGAAGTGGTGCTTTGAAGCCTCGAACACTGCTGGTGGTTCTACTGGTGTCTTCGGCTCAACCATTAATAATGGTGGCTACGGCAATCAGTTCCCATCACAGAACGACAGTGCTTACGCGCAAGGTGATTCCCGTCTTCCTAAGATCCTCATCCCGATGATTAGACGTACATTCCCTGAGTTGATCACCAACGAAATCGTCGGCGTTCAACCAATGAGTGGTCCTGTCGGACTTGCTTTCGCTCTCCGTTATAAGTACGAAGGTTCAGCACTTGGTGCAACGAATGGCAAGGGTCTTGATGGCTCACTCGCCAACGGTGCATATGCTGGTGGTCCTCAACGTCAGTCCGATGGGGCTGAGTTAGGCTATCAGTATCTCGATACTCGCTTTACTGGCACATCCGCTGCGGCGTTGTCTGGTAACAGTGATTTCGCGATGATCGCATCCGATCAAGGTGTTGCTCAACTTCTCGCTAACTTCGAATTAACAAGTCAGATCCCACAGATCGTTGTTTCTTTCGAGAAGACAGCAGTTGAAGCAGGAACCCGTCGTCTCGCAGCTCGTTGGTCAGTTGAGCTCGAGCAGGATCTTAAGAACATGAATGGTATCGATATCGATACTGAACTCACAAACGCTATGTCGTATGAGTTACAGGCCGAAATCGACCGTGAAATGATCATCAGAATGATTCAAACAGCTCTCAATGCCGGTTTCGGTACTGGGTTCTCCGTTTGGTCACCTGCTTCAGCAGACGGCCGCTGGCTCGTTGAGCGCAACCGCGACTTCTATCAGAGACTCATCATCGAGGCTAACCGCATTGCCGTCCGTAACCGCCGCGGCTCCGCTAACTTCATCGTTGCCACACCACGTGTGTGCGCAATCCTTGAAATGTTACCAGAGTTCCAGTGGGTACCGGTTCAAGGCAATGTTAATACACAGCCTGTTGGTGTTGCGAAAGTTGGTTCACTCGCTGGTCGCTTTAATGTATACCGTGATACACGCACTGAAGCTCAATTTGAAGCTTCTAGAGGTGGCAATTACGCAGGTAACGGTGCTGCTGCATCAACCCGCGCTGCTCGCCTTGAATATGCTCTTCTCGGTTACAAAGGACCTGAATTCTATGACACTGGTATCATCTACTGCCCTTACATCCCTGTAATGGTGCAGAGAACCATCGGTCCTAACGATTTCTCACCAAGAGTCGGTTTATTAACCCGCTACGGCGTCGTTGATAACATCTTCGGTGCAAATCTTTATTACCACGTCATTATTCTTCAGGGCCTTGGAGTCGCCTTCGAGCCAGGAAGAACTTCCGTGTACTTCTAAGAATTACGCAGTTCAAAAAAAAAAAGAGAAGCAGAAATGCTTCTCTTTTTTTTTTGCTTTTTAAAAGCTTACTATTGCCTGAGTGTCTTAGTAAATTGAGCCGATGAATCAATCAGCACTTTATCTATCAACCCTGGATGACTTGCACGTGTGGGGTTAATATCAATACCACCTCTTCTGACATATAAGCATGTTACACACAGCTCAAGTGGTGAGAAGAGATCCCAAATTCTTTTATAAATTGTCTCACAAATCTCTTCATGAAAATGGCATTCATCTCTAAACGAAACAATATACTTCAATAATGACTCTTTACAGATATCATACTCACCTTTATAGTAGATATATACGTCGCCCCAATCGGGTTGTGATGTGACTCTGCAGTTACTCTTAAGAAGACTAGAGTGATACTTTACTTCATAAATTGCTTCTGTTTTAGTACCCTTGAGAATCCAGGGTGACTCTTTATATACAGAACACTTGAGCATAGATGTATCGACGGTATTCTCGATCGTGAGATAATCTTGACCAAATGGTGTATTTGCGGCATCAACATCCTTACAGAGAAAGATATGGGCCTGTACTTCAGTCTCAAGTAACGTCGAGAGATCGTTTTCTACAATACCGGTAACAGTAAGCATAATATCATCAATATTACCGGAATATTTTTGCATATTAAAAGAATTAAAATATAGTTTAATAGACTTCGACTCAACAATATATTTATTTGAAGCAGGATATACCACTTTTGCAATACCTGTAAGAGGCGTACCGTTCTCGCATAAGCATGAAAACTCATATGCGTTCCAGATATCATATCCCGTAAAAGGGAGATTATCATCATCGATATTGAGATGCTTACGATTTGATTGGCGTGGCTCTCTTACGAGAAGAGAAGGATCATATGTGGATTTATATTCACTACTCTTACCTAAGTGTACTGATATGTTTGTGTTGTCTAGTTCTGTTAGCATAAAGTTTCTTTAATTAAATTTAATCTCTCATCAACTGTACCCTTTAAGATAATTAACTTATCTTTCATAGTATCCTTGTAAGTCTCAAAAAGAAGATCAAATGTTGTAATAATTTTATCACGAAATTCGTTATTTGCACTACGCTCACCATCATCAACTAAAGGTACATCACCAGGCCATGTATAGAATATCTTATCAACACGGTTTATGAGTAAATTGAATACATTACGTGCATATTCAGCAACCCACCGTGAAACCTTATCTTCAACAGCGAGATACGTTGTATAAACTAACCCATCGACGATACATCTATCCATAATAACACCTTTCTTGTTTTCTGGTATATGTCTAAATGCATTCTGAATATGTTGATTAATAATCAACAACTGCGTTATATCAGTACCACCTTCGTTAATATCAACATTATATTCCCGCTTTACGAGCCTTGTGACCTCATCTACAAATTCATAATCAGGATATAATTCTTTACACTTTGTAAGTAAAGTAGTTTTACCAGTACTCTGCGCCCCTGTAAACGATATAATCATACAACGATAGTATATGAAAGAATAGGAATGTCAAACCTATTTTGCCCACTTTTTATTATTGACAATTTCAGCAATAATACAATATACAGATGTATCGAGAAAAGTATCAAGAACGGATTCGTTGGCTGTCTCACTCAATCCTCTGCGCAATACAATATTAATAAGACGTTGAAGCTTATCATTTAACCGGACGACAATAGCAGATATGGATGCTTTTCTTTC